CAAGAAGCGGGACAATGACCGGAGAAAGGTTCGAGACGATCGCGTTCCCGAGCGAGATCGCGTTCTGCTGAAGAGTGACCCAAGCAGCAGAAAGGTCCTGCGCGGCCTTGATCGCGCCGTTCGATTGCGCGAGCTTTTTGGTCTCCTCGACGACCTTCCCGATGCCTGCGCCATACTTGAACATCAAGTTGGCAGTCGATTCATCAATGCCCATGCCTTGGGCGATGAAGTAGGCCCTCGTCGGATCGACGTCATAGAGCGCCTTCAGCGCCGCCGCCGTGTCGCTCAAAAACTTCGCCGCGCCGTGCTCTGTGTCAATCTTGAAATTCGTGGCCGCTTGCAGGCGATAGAATTCGTCCGGAAGGGCCTTGCCGTTCTGGTGAAGATCGTAGAGCGCCTTGGCGATTGTCTTGAATGATGCTTCAGCGTCTTTGCTCGATCCGCCGACGCGCTCGACTGCCATGCCCCAAGCGGCGATCGTCTGCGACGACTCACCCATGTTGTCGGCGAAGCGCCCGAGCTCCGCATTGGCGCCAGTGATGCCTGCGACAAACTCCTTGATGCCGCGAGCGCCCAATAGAATGGCGAAGAAGCCCAGAGCCTCGTTGCGCAGCTTGGTGAAGCTGTCGGCGAGCTTCTTGGTGCTTTCGTCGACGTCTTTCGTCGCCTTGACTGCCGCCTGCTTCGTTTTGTCGAAGGCGCTGATCGCAGCAGCTTTACCCTTGTTGAACTGGCTGTCGTCCAGCTTGAGCGTGACAACGAGTGAGTCGATGATGTTCATGGATCAGCGCTTCCGCTGATTGCGGCGACGGAGCACGCGCGCGTTGTGGGCGTCCACGGAGATCACCTCCAGGATGTCGTACAGATCAACGATTGAGAGGGTTGTGCCCAGCTCGCTCATCGTGGCCTTGCCACACGAAATTGCTGTTCCGATGGAGCGCGGGACATTGGGGTATTCGAGGAGTCCGTCGGTCGGGGCGACGTCGCTGACGTCGAATTCGATGAGCCGACGGGCGTAGAAAAATTTAGGTGGATGTTTATCACCTCCATGCGGAGGGTCAAAAGAGTGCGCACTTCCTCGATGTCGTCTTCAATCAACGGGCGCGTGAGCGAGGGATTGCGAGGGTCCGGCTTGACCGTCACGCATCGCAACATCTCCGCCATCAACGGCTCGATGTCTGAGTAGTTGGCCGACATCAGAGCCTTGATGCCAAGGACCGCCACAGCTTGCATCCCGGAACTGATGGCGCTGTCGTCGATATCTACGCCGCCGCGCGCCGCCGCTTGCAACGCCTTGACGGCCCAACGCTCCGCTTGGAGCGCCGACATCTCGGTGATGTGGAAGACCTTACCCTGATCACGGCCTTCGTCTGTGACCGTGAAATCAATCTCGCGCCTGCTGCCCACTCAATGCCTCCATGAGTGTGAGAAGAAAACTTAGTGGCCGGTCGATGAGATCGGCGAGGGGACGATGCTCTCCCATGTGATTTCATAGATTCGGGGTTGCAAGACGCGCTTCGCGTTCGACGTCGAAGGGTAGGTGGTCAACAATCCGTTGTTCAGCGAATAGGTCTTGTTGACGGAAGGAAGCGTGACCGTGGCCGTGGCGAAGTAGACGTCGACAATTTGTTTTTGCGACTTCCACCACGTTTCAAAAATGAAGTTGCTGGGCGAGTCTGCCTGAAGCGCGATCTTCATCTTGACAGGAACGTAGATGAAGCCGCCCGAAAGCGTTCCGTCCACGCCCATCATCACCTCCGCCGCCTCCAGCGGATCGATGTCGAAGATGTCGTCGGCGGCGAAGCCCTGAAGCTGCTGAGGGACAGGGAAGATCGAGTTGACCCCCAGCATGAGAACGGCATTGGCTGAAGTGATCGAAGCCATTTGAGGAACCTCGTTGTTGTCTGGCTATCAGACGAGTTCGATGGAATTGAGCGTGATCTGCTGGACGGACTGGCCGTCAACATACCAGAAGTTGAACGGAGGAGTTCCGCGCGCTTGGCGCACTTGCGGCGTGGCTGCGAGCACCTGAACATACCACCCGCGCTGCGAGAGCACATCGTCAATGCGGTAACCCGCCGCCGTGTTGACTTGGATCGCCTGAGACGAAGAGAGCGGCACGCCTGCACGGATCGCACCGAAGGTGAGCGCCTGATTGATCGTCGTTAGAAGCGCTGCCTGCATGATCGCATAACCCGCCGCGTTGTAGGGGATTGAGTTGATGTTCTGCAACATCAAGATCAATGCGAGCTGGAACTGGTTGTTGAGCCAGATTTGATTGATCAGCGAGTCCAACCACAGGAAATTTCCGGTCGCTTGGCCGTTGTAGAAGAAGATCCAGCTTTGATTCGCCGTTGCGTAGGCGCCATAGAAGTTGTAGTTGTTCGCGATGAGGTTCGCGGCGACTTGCTGATTGGTGACCGTCGCCGGGAGGCCCGCTTGCGATCGGAAGGCGAAGGTGATGCGCCCATTGACAGCCGAAAAGTTGACCGAGGCGATCGAACCGGCGACGAAGGCCGCGATGCCGACATTGCTCGGATCATAGATCGGGCACACGCCATAATAGTTGAGGCCATTCGGCCCGCAGATGTAGCCCAAGCTCGCCGTCGCGGCGTTGGAGGCTGTCGGCGTGACGTCGGAGTCCCAAGCGATGTAGACATAGCGGTTGTTTTGCAAGCTCGTCCAAGCGGCGAACGCCTGCTTTTGGACGTTGCCGTTGCCGTCGTCCGGATCGAACACTGTGAAGAAGCTCGCCCAGTTCTGCGTGACGGCGATCAGGCCCGTCATGAAGGTCGAGGGCGATTGCGCGATCGAGCCTTGGCTGAGGACTGCGCCGGTCGCAGACGTCAAGTTGAGCGACGCCGAAAGAGTGCCGGTCGCATAAGCGATCGTCGAAGCTGCGCCGGTGATGCCCGACGTGAAGAACAGCGAGCCGCTCACGGAATCATAAGTAACTGTGATGTTCGTCGCGGTGAAGGTCAGCGTCGTAGAAGAAGCAGTCTGTGTCGGCGAGACGTAATAAGTGCCTGTCAGGCCGACGCCAGTGCCGAGCTGAGTTACGACGGTGCCAGCGGTGACGCCGGTTCCGGTCACGGTCTGTCCGACAGAGACAGTTCCGGAAGTGACCGCCGAGACCGTCAAGATGCCGCAGCTCCCGGAAATTGCCGTGGAGACGACTGCCTGGATGATCGAAACGGCGTAAGTTCCCGCTGCGCCAGCGACGCCCGAAAGCTGCGCCAGCACCTGCGTGCCTGCAGTCACGCCTGTGCCGGTGATGATCGTCCCGATGGCGAGCGTGCCCGTGACCGTGCCCGTGACAGTCATGACGTCTTCCGCGATCGACGCCGTGAAGCTCGACGTGACCGGGGCGATCGCGCCCGTCATCACAGCTTCCGTGGGCTCAGTGGTGTTGAGCGCAGTTTGGATCAGCGTCGCGGCGGCGGTGTAGCTCGTGGCCGAAGAAAGATTGACAGAAGCAGCGGTGCGAGGATAGCCATCAACAGTGATGTTGATCGAGCCCGTCAGCGCTTGGATCTGCGCAATCGACAAGCCCGAGATCGGGCCAGAGCGCAGCCAAGCAGCGACAGACGTTTGTGGGTACTGGGCGATCAACAACGAGCCGGGGAGCTGCGTCGATCCGGTGAAGCCACCGAAATAGATCTGCGCCTTGAGGTATTCTTGCGAAGTCAGCCCGAAAAACGCGCCGACAGACGCAGCAGTGGCGAATGACTGCACTGTGCCGATCGGCACGCGGTAGCTCTGGGTGAGCATGATGCCATTGAGAACGAGAGCGCTGCCGCCCGCCGAAATGACGTTCGGAAGGACTTGAACGATTGCTGAGGCAGGAATTGTGGCCACAGGATGACTCCAGGGTGAGAGGGCGGACCGCTAAACGGGCGGCGGGTAAATGGTGACGGAAGCAGCGCCCATAAACTGCATGGGCCAAGTTACGACTTGCGTCGTTTGCATGACGGCGTCGACCACCCAACGGCTCTCCCATTGCTGTTCAGCATTCTGGAAAGGCACTTGCCTGGGTTCGTCGGCGTAGAGCGGATCGAAGTTCAGCGAGACTGCCTCAAGGGCGTTCGTCCCGATCTCCGAGCGGAACAAAGTGCTGATCGTCGCGGCCATGTCAGCGGCGTCGGCGACGTTGGCGCTGTGGATGTCCAATTGCATGGTCACCTGGACAGGTTGCGCCAAGGTGATGTTCCCGGCTGCAAGTGTCTGGGGAGCCAAGCTCTGCGCCACGGAAACAACATAGGAGCCCACTCCGCCAGGCCCGCTGATGATCGTCGTCCCAGCGGCGACATTGATGCCCCAAAGCGTCGAACCGGGGAGGATCGTCCCGAACTGCATCGAGCTGACAGTCAACGTCGTGCCGGAGATCGAGCCGGTGAAGGCGACGTCAGCCCAAGCGACGAAATTTGTCTCAAGGCGTGATCGCAAGATCGGCGTCATGATGATGAAGTCAGTGGACGAAGGCTCGCTTACACGTGAATCCTGACCTTCGATCACCTCGACGCCAGCAGGGACGACCGACAGCAAGAACGAGCGGAGCGCCGTCTGCAGGCTGGAATTGTTCGGGACCGGGACAGCCATCTTACTTGTAGTAGGTGACGTTCAGAATTGCGCCAGCCGTCGCCTGAATGAACTGCAAATTGACAATGGTGCCGTAATAGAAGATCGGCGTGTCAGTGGTCGCTAGCAACATTCCGACAGTCGCTGTCGGGGCAGTTCCATCATCCCGCCAACGGACGCTCTGTGCTTCAGCCTTGAAAATTGCGAGCGTCGTGCCTGCCGGGACCGTTAGCGGCGTGGCGGAGGACATGCTCGTCAATTGCTGATAACCGAGCGGAATCCAGCGAGGGTCGATCATTGATCAGCTTCCGTTTTGTTGGGTGATGACCGCCGAACACCAATCCGGCCATTGCTCTGCGACGAAGGCGACCTTCCAAACCGTCCCGTCAGGGAGCGTGACCAAGTCCCCGCCCTTGTCGGTCTGGCGGACGAGCCCATTGATCGCGCCGTTGATGTAGAGCTTGCGGCGAGTGCCTTGAATGTTCATGGCATCCGCTTGCATAATATCGGTATATTGCAGCGCCTGGACTTGCGCTGAGACGACCTGCGCGGCGAGGTAGGCGGGCGAACGCGAGCCGTCTCCGTTCGTCGTGTATCCATTGCTGACTTGAATGGAAACGCTGATGAATGGATTGATGGCCGCGATCGCGCCCGAGACAACGCCGTGAAGGTTCACGTCAGTTCATTCCATAGACTTCAGTCAAGAAGTGGACGATGTCGGTCGTCGTCGTGACGGCGTTGGCCGTAATGGCGATCCAGATATCGCTCGCTTCCGTGACAGTCACCACAGAGCAAGGCACAAGAGCCCCGATCTGCAAGCCAACTTGCGCAGTCTCGTGAATCAATGATTGCTGGTTGAGGACGCCAGTCTTAAAGACGTTTCCAGACAGCTGATAGGCCGTCGCTAAATTGGTCGTATAAGCGCCAGTGTCAGCGAGCAATGTTCCGCCTGAAACAAGCGAGCCGACGACTGGAGTAGTAGCGTTCCACCAAATCTTGATGCGCTTGGAGTTGGTGTTAGCGGCGACGTTTCCAGCGGCGACGATGTTCAGGCCGCGCCCAACTTGATCGAGCGATCCGCCAGGGATCTTGAAGACATCAACCACGTAGTCGCCGTTGATCGTGCTCGGGCTGACGCCGGGGTTTGGCGAATTGCGGTAGATGTTCCCCGCGTCGCGGGCTACAGCGGCAGTGGCGATCGGAGCGCCGCCGAAGCGCGTAGCGGTGTCCGGAGGCAGAGCATTGCTGGCAACATCGCCGAGATTGGTGAAAAAGTAAACTGCCATGTCAATTGGCCCCGTTGATCAGCAATATATTATATATGATATCTGTCGCTGCCGTCGCCGCATTGGCAGTGATGGCGATAATGATCGGAGCGTTTTCAGGAGCAGTCAAGGCCACAGGGACGATCAGGGAAGAAGCCGCCGCTCCAATCTGGCAATTGACTACGGCGGCTAGCTGCGTGTTCGATCCTGCAGCGCCATATTTGAGCACGTTGGTCTCGAGCGCCCATCCCGCTGCGCCAGTGGTGGTGTAGGCGCCAGTGTCGTTGATGAGCGTTCCGCCGGAGACAACGGAGCCGACCACAGCCGAGGTGCAGCCCCAAAACATCTTGATGCGCTTAGAATTAGTGTTGTTGGCCACGCTGCCTTGCGCGACGATGTTGACACCGCGCCGGGCGATGTCGAAGCTGAGGGCGGGAAGCGTATAGACGCCGACGACGTAATCGCCTGCCGTGCCGCCAGGATTGCGTGAGGCGACAATTTCTCCATAGATCGTTCCGTCATTACGGATCGTCGCGGCGCTGGCGACGGGAGCTCCGCCGAAGACTGTCGCGGTATCTGACGGCAACGCCGTGCTATTGAGATCGCCGAGCTGGCTGAAAAGATACGTTCCCATAGAGGATTGTCCTTCTTATTCTTTGACAATGTGGCTGACAGAATTGCGCATCTGTCCGGTGTCGATGAGGGGCTTATCGAAGCCCTTCCTTGCGATGGTCGAGGGCGCGAGCGGAGGAGAGACCAACTTGTCGATCGAGTCTTGCAATTGACTTGCGACGCCCTGCCCAACTTCTTCAAGCGTGGCGCGTGCGTCGAATTCATTCGCCTTCAAGCGATCGGCTATCGCTTTCGGCCAAGATGAGCTCTTCTCCGCGATCATGCGCCGGAAGAACGGGCGCGGCGGCTGATTGCGCGAAGGCGCGCCGAACTCATTGATCGCCGCGACCATCGGGACGGAAGTGCCGTCCGGATAGGTTTGCCCTTCGAGGAAGCCGACTTGGACTTCGCTGGCATTGCCGAGCTTGCCAGAGATCGCGTCTAAGGCCCGCCCGAACTTGCCGCCGCCCGAGACTGAGGAAGCCATCAATAGACTCCGAAGCGCCCACCCTGGACCACGGGAGATGGATTGGCGCGGTAACTGAAGCGCCGATAAAGGTTCGTCGCCGCCCAGTAGGCCGCGCCGTACTTGGTTTGGTTCCAGTACTGCGCTGTCCCGTCGGGGACTTTCATCTCAAATGAGCCATTCACAGAGCCCTCAGCCCCTGAAGCAAGACGGCCGACAACTTGCGTCGGGGCCTGCCCATTGACGCCGAAATTGAGCGCGACGATGTGCGCTGTCGCCATATTGAGCAGCTGGAGCTGGACGCCCGGATCATTGATCGGGCCAGTCCCATCGTTCGCATGGAACAGCGTCGCTTCATTGAAGCACAATTGGAGCGAGAGGGAGGCGACCGTCGAGAACTCCGGATAGCGCGCCAAGAAAGCCTGGCTGGAGAAAGCGGCGATCGCCCCCATATCAAGCCGCCTTTTCGGTCACGCGGGAGACGTTCTTGGGCACGCGCGTGTCGCCTGAGGGCGAGAGCGGCTCAAGGCCTGTCTTCTGATCGCGGCCCGCCTTAGTTTGAGCCTTGATCTCCTTCATGTCGCCGTGGACGATGACGAGGCCATTCAGAACGAGGTCTGAATCAGCGTTGTCCTTCATCCATTGCGCGACGATGTCGGCGTCCACTCCGAAGGTCAAGGCGTAACCGTCGTTGTTCGGAGAAGCAGGATCGTCGCCGCCCGTGACGCCCCGGCGAGGCCCCTTGATCTCCACACGCTTGTTCGACGCTTGCCAGACTTTTTCGTCACGCATCCCGCCGCCCAAGACAGGGACTTGACGCGTGACGAATTGGCCCGCTCGCATGATGATGCCTGGCGGATATTTGCAGGCGACCGTCACTGTTGCAGCCATAGTTTTGCGCTCCTCTTTTGAGTACTTGGATCAGACGCCGAGCATCGAGGCGATCGCCATGGGATAGCGAATGATCGCGCCCCAGGTGCCGCTCGTGATCTTGCGCTTGTAGCTGGAAGTCTTCACCTCCATCTTGTGGCCGCGCATCTTCTCGGTGAACGAGCAGAACACAGTGTCGTTGCCGTCGATCTTCTTCGCGATCAACTGCACCAAGTTGCCAGCGGCGAGGCCCTGCGGGTTCTGCGCGCTCGAAGCGCCATACTGCACAGCCGTCTCGACCTTCAGCTTTGGAAAGTTCTGCATCAACAGCTTGTAGACATCGACGCCGAACGAGTTGGTCGCGGTCAGCGCCACCTTAACGATGGGCGCGAGGGCGAGGATCAATTCATCCTCCTCCTGCACAACGCCGCCGCTCTGGAGGACGAGCTGATAGAACATCGCCTGGATGTCCGCGTAGATCTCGTTCGCGGTCGCGTTGATGGCCCCAGTCGAAAGGATCCAGCGGACGCCGCCCGCCGCCTTGGTCGAAGGCGTGAGCGAAGCGGGGAGGCTCGGGTCGTTCAACGCTCCGTAGTTCTGCAGGCCCTGGAGCCCGAAGAAGTAGGAGTAGTTGCCGAAGCGGGCCAAGTTCTCCGCCGAAGCGCGATTGACTTCGGACACGTAGTTGATCTTGGTCAGGCCAGCGCGCTCCAATTCGCGTTCACCGTATTCTTCGATGACCTGGAAATGGAACGATTGGCGCTGCGGGAAGTTCTGGTTGACGCCCGCGCGGCCATTCTCGACGAAGTCGCCGTAAGCCGACGTCTCGCCGGTGGCTTCCACGACGGAGAACATCGCGGTGTCCATCAGCCAGTCGCCCATCTTGCGCTCGCCGAAGATCTTGGCGGCGGCGACGGGCGCGAAGGCGAAGCGCACGACTTCCGGATCGACGAAGGTCGTGAAGATCATCGGCAGCGCCGAATTGGGCGAAGAGCCGATGGCCGGCACGGCGTCCATCGCGATCCTGTAGTCACGCTTCATCTCAGGCGTGACGTAGCTCGTGACATCAGGGAAGACGATGCCGCGAGAAGCGAGGTGGGCGCGGTCAGCGGCCCACTGCGATTGTGCTTCAAACGTGTTCATGATTCAATTACTCCGATCAGCCGAGCGGCCATGAGGAAATTTTCACCAGTTCGCCGACGCCGCCAGACGACATCGCGAGGAACTTGGTGGCGACGTTCGTGGTCGCGGTGATCGTCGTCGAAGAGACAACGGTGTTGTTGTTCACGACGAGCGTGTTGCCGTTCGCGGTGCCGGAGCCAGCGATATAGGCGGTGATGGTCGTGCCAGCCACCACAGAGGTGCCCGAAATGACTGCGCCGAGGAGGAACTGGCCCGAAGGCGTCGCGCCAAGGGTGAGCGTGCCATAGGTGCCGGAGACCGTCGTGGAAGCGGCGTTCTGTTCAGCGATCGAGACCGAATAGGTGCCGATGCCGTTCGCCGTGCCGGACAGCTGCGAGACGACCTGGTTGCCGGTCGAGATGCCGGTGCCAGAGATCGTCGCGCCGGGATAGACCGAGCCCGAGCCGACGGCAGTGACCGTCATAACGTTGCCGATGACCGTCGCGGTGACCGAGAAGGTCGAGGCGGCCACAGCCGACGTAGCGGCGGTGACGGTGCCTGCAGCCGACAGGCCGGTGGCGAAGCTCGCCGCGCCCGAAGCCAAAGCGGCGTAGGCATATTGCCCAGCTTGGCAATAGGTCGCGCCCTCGTTCTTCACCCAGAAGTCGCCTTCCGAGAATAGCGGAACCATGAAGCCCGAAGGAATGAGCTGCGTTGAGTCCGAAAGAAACGTCGTGTTCAATCCCTGGAGCGCGCGGCCAACAAAGCCGCCGACCGCGCCAGCGCCGAACGAGTTGACGATGATCGGAGCATTGTCCGGATCGATCAGCGACGAAAGCAACCAGCCGAAACGGCCAACCGTCACGCCTGCCGAACCGGCGATGAGTCCGCCAGGGCCAGCATTGACCGTGACGCGGGGATTGTGGCTCGCGAAGTCGCCCGCGACGGCGACGCCCGGAAGCGTGTTGACCAAAGTCTGGAAAGGCATGATGAAGTGTCCTTTTGTGAGATGTTACGCGACGCCGATGCGGGCGGCATCGGGGAAGCGCGTCAGGAAGTCATCCGACGGAGCGGCGTCAGCCGCCAGCGTCGCGTTGTCGCGCTTGCGGGCGGAAATGGTCGGGTGCATCGAGATGAGCGTCGTGAGGGCGCTGGCATGGACCTTTTCAGCGTTCTTGACGCCAAGGATCTTCAACGCGGCGCGGTGGACCTGTTCGGCGCTGTCGCAAGCGATGGCGATCTCACCGACGTAGGGAGCGACGAATCGTTCAGCCTCGCGCAGCTCGCGCTGCTCCTTGCGGACGTTCGCGATGGCCGCGTCCATGGCGCCCTTCGTGATGCTCTCGCCCTTCTCGCCACCGCCCTTGGAGTCTTTGTCGTCCTCTTCGGCGTCCTTGGCGGCTTTGTCCTTAGCTGCCTTGTCTTTGGCGCGCTTGTCGGCCTTGACGGCTGATTGCTTCTTCTTTTCCGCTTCCTTTTCTCCAGCGGAGGCCTTCTCGTCGTCGAGGTCTTCCTCAGCGGCGTCTTCGGCGTCGTCTTCGTCCTTCTTCTTTTTGTCGTTGTCGTCGTCCCAGTCGTCTTCCGCCGTGTCGTCATCTTCCATGGCGTCGAGCGACTTGGTCAGATCATCAATCTTGGCGTCTTTCGCCAGCTTGCCGTCGAGCTCCTTGCGGAGTTCGGCGAAGACACTGACCTTCGATTCCTTGAAATTCTTGAAATCGAGCTTCGAGACGATCGGATCGAGATCGATGGAGGCATCTGCGGCCATCTTAGGACGCAGGTAGGCCAAGAGCGCGCCCTTGGAAACGGCGGCCTTGCGGCTCAGCACGATGCTGGACATTCGGTTTTTCTCCTTTTGAACACTTGTGGGTTTCAATGCTTCATCTCCGACCATCGCCCCGATGACGCGTCCTTGCGACACGAGGGCGACGTGGTTGGCTTCAATTTCCGTCATGCGCCCGTCATAGCGCACGCCGTTGTAGGTTCCCGCTTCCATCACAGGCACATAGCGATAGCCTGCTGAAAGGTCTTTCTGCTCGCCCGACTCGATGGCTGCGATCGCCTTTGCGTCCCAGATGGTCAACTCCGCCTTGACGTTCGGGTTGTCCCATTCGGGATTATTGACCGATCCGACGACGATCGACTTATCATGATCGCCCGCGACCTGTGGCCGATGGACGATCAACAGCGGCTTGCCGTGGAAGGTCTTGGCGGCCTTCTCCAGCTCGACCGGATCGCGCAGCAATGCATAACGCTGCTCCGGGGCGAGACCGAGCCTTTCATAGTCGGGGATCTCCCGGCCTAGATAATCGTTGACTTGGGCTGCAGAGATGATTGACGACGCGATGTGCATGTGCCCATCTGAGTCAACCGTTCGCAGTGATCCACGATCAAAGGCCAGAACGTCCCCGCCATAGCCGTTGGCGTAAGCGGCTTGGGCCTGCTTTTCGGCGTCGGCGCGGGAGGCGTAGCACTTGCCGGAGTCGCCCCACTGCCAGCCTTGGCCGCCTGATGGTAGGGTGCACTCTTTGATCGGCATCGCCTGTCACCTCTTCGCATGGCTAGAATTGAGCTTGGTTCACGAGAAATAAATCCACGACCGTGACTTGAACGGCACCCGTCCCAATCCACTCATATTGATGGACCCCGACTTGCACTGCTGAAAACAAGGCGCTGTAGTTTCCCGTCGTTCCAGGAACGATCGTTCCTGAGAGATCAGTGATGACGTAATCCGGCGTTTGAACGCGCAAGGTGACAGTCGTGGGAGCCATCGGGACGCCCGCATTATTCGTGAACGCCACAGAGAGCGTCAAGAGATCGCCCGCTGTGTAGGTGTTCATTGCGCATTGCTCACTTTGGCTGTCCAGGTCAAGACGTTATTGGCGATGGCGATGAAGTTCGCCGAGTTCCCTGCCCGAGCGAAGCCCGGAGTGGGCGTCGAGAGCGGCAACAGCAGCAATCCGCTTTGCGTCGCGCGCGTCCAAATCTGCACGCTGTAATCGCCGGGGTTGTCCCTACGGATCAGCGCGACGAACGGGACCGGCGCGCCCAACGAGGCGACCAGCGGCTTGTTGAGGCCGACGGGCGCGCCGGTCCAAAGCGTCTCCGGCGTCAGGCCCGAAAGCCAGAACTTCGGGGCGAACGGCGTCCGCGTAATCAGCGGAAGGTTCGTCCCGAACGCGGGGGACCACGTAGGATCGGCAGCGACGTCCTGCCGCCACAACCGCCCAGGGACCGGCGAGATCGCCGCCAGAAGGGCGTTTGCGCCAATCGTCGGGCGCCAGAACGCGGCGTCATCCGGCGTGACGATGAAACGCGATGTCGGCGTCGCCAGCGGCTTGCCGCCGCCCGTCAAGATCGGAATGACCAACGAGCCCGAAGGCGTCCCCAACCAAACCGGGTCAGGAGTGTGGTCCGCGCGCATCCAGTTTTGCTGGAAGGGCGTAGGAACGCCTAGCGTGGCCAGGAGCGCCCGATTCACGACCGGCGAGGCGGTGAACCAGGCCGGATCAGGGACGACGTCCCCGCGCCAGAAGCGCGGGTTAGGCTGACCGCCCGTCGCCAGCTTGAGGATCAGGTTGGCCGAAAGCGGAGAGCCAGACCAATTCGGATCAGGCGTATGATCGAGCTTCCATGTCGGCATGCGCGACGTTGGCGAGAACGACAACATCGCGAGCGAACGCGCCGCCGAAGGCCCGCTGTGCCAATCCGGCTCCGGTGAAAAATCAACACGGCGCATCGGAGCGAAGAATGGATTGACCGACGCAGCGGCGTGAAGCATCGCCGGAGACGCAAACGAAGCGCCAGACCAGAAATCCGCCTCTACGCCACGCGGCGCATAGAAAGTCGCGCCGGGGATCGTTTGCGCCGTTTGCGAACTGTTTAGAATCGCCAGCGACGCGCTCGACTGACCGCGCCAATACGGATCGTCGTTGAACGCCGCTAGGGCGTTCCAGTTCGGAGCCTGATACGCATAGAGAGCCGAAACATATTGCAACGCATTGAACGACGAGGTCGGCGCGGCATACCAAGGATCGACGTCAAAACCTCGCGGCGTGTAGAATGGCGCGCGCGGCGTCGATTGCGCCGGAGCGGACATGATCGCCGCAGAGGGCGCGCCGGTCCAAACCGAATCGTCGGCGGCGCGCACAAAGGCGAATGCTGGTTTGAACGGCGCTTGCGTTCCCGGCGCGAGCAACGCGGAATTGCGCGAAGCGACGCCGGACCATGTCGCATCGACTTGAGCGTCGATGCTCCATTTGCGCGGCGTAAAGGGATTTCCGCCGACCACAAGCTGCCTCAACGTTCCGGCGTTGACCGGAGCGCCCTGCCAATCTGGGTCAGGCGCGTAATTGTTGCGCCAGAATTTCGGAACGAACGGCGAAGCGCTGAGCAGCGCGAGCGTCCGAGCGCCAGCGACCGTGTTCGACCACGCGATTTCTTCTACGCCGCGTGGCGCATAAAAATTGGACGTCAGTTGATTCGCCGGAGTTAAGGTCGCGCCCAACGCGACAGACATCGCGATTGACGAACCATTCCAGCCGATTTCGTCCGTCCCGCGCGGCGCATAGAACGGAGCGCGAGCCCCGGTGCTGTATGTGCCGGGGAGATTGACGTTTTGCAGAAGGGCTAGAAGCATCGCCCTAGCCCTTCGTTATGAGCATCAGAGCGGCAATTCAGCCCACAGAAGGCCAAGCTGGATGACGCCGGTTGTCGCGGTGTTCGCGAACGATACGGCGGCCCAGGAATTCGGAAGCACGACCATCGCGCCGCCGATGTCGATCCAGCCCGCGAGAGCCTGCGCGACGGTGATCGCGCCGGTGCCGTAAGGCCCGAGCGGGGCGAAGCGGTTGCCCGCGTTGGTCACAGTGCCGACGTTGTAGACGTTCATCGAAGGGGCGGGGCCGCCGATCAGCATGTTGCCGGAAGCGGTGATCGCGGTCGTCGAGGTCGGCGCTGCGGTCTGGCCGATGTTGCCGGTCAAGCCGATGGACGTCGCGACGGTGTTCGCCGTCGTCACGCCGCCGACCATCACGGAAAGCAAGTGAGCTTTCTTGTTGGACGTGCCGTTCCAGAGAAGCGGCCCGCCAGTGCCCGCCGCCGTCGAGTAAATCACGCCCGACGTGATCGTGGCGAACGCCGACATGAGGACGCCGCCTTCCGCCATGTGGGCGTAGCGACCGAGCAATTCCGAAACAAGCTGCTCCGAAAATTGGCCGCCCGCCACGTTGGGATTGCCCGCTGTCGCGCGAGGCGGGAACGAACCGGCTGCGACGGCCTGACTTTGCGCAGTAGCCATAGGGTTGAGCCTTTCTTAAATGTAAGCGTAATTGACCGCGATGGACGGAGACGTCAGCGCGGTCGTGTCGCCGGACGCAATCGCGCCGGAAACGGTGTAGGCGATGCCAGAGCTGAAATATAATCCGCCCTCTGGCAGGAAGACCGGGATGCTCGCGCCCGCCGTCGCCGGGATGGCGATTGTCAGGACCGAAGCAGTCGACGTCGTCGCGGCGGAATTGTTCTGCATGTGCAGATAGCCGACGTTCGCCGCGCCGTTGGAAACGTAAAGCATCGTCAAGCGGCCAGCCGACGCCTTGACTTGAGTTACCGCCGCCGTTGTGGCGGTGATGATCGTCTGGCCGATGGTCTGGCCGTTGGTTGTGGCGTTCGATCCGAGAACCACGCCGCCGCTCGACGTATCCGTCAGGATGCGGCGGGTGTTCGTTCCGTCCCATGCCAGCGGGACGGGATTCAACGTCGGAGCGGAGCCGACAGCAATGTTGCCGCCGACGGAGAGCGTGCCAGCGACGCCCGCCGTGACGATCGCCGTGCCATTCCAGGAGGCGACGTTGTTCGTCGCGGTCGCGGTCGGCACCGACGTCGTGTAAGTGCCCGGCCAAGGCTGCGCGCGGAGATAGGCGACCGCCGTCCCCGCCGCCGTGACCGTGATGCGGAAATAGCGCGCGAGGCAGGGGAACGAATAGCCCAAGTTCGCGGCCACCGCCGTCACATACGCGCCCAAGACGAGCGGAACGCCCGTCAGCGCCGACCACGTCACGCCGTCATTCGAACAAGTGATATTGCCGGCTAGCGCCTGCGTCGTGATGTTGATCGACTCATATCCGGTCGTGTCGATCACGATGAATTGGTTGAGAGCGCCATAGATATTGATCGGCGCGGGCGCGTCGCTCAGAATCGTCGCGTTTTGCGCGTCACGCTTTTCCGGATTGAAAATGCGGACGTTGAGCGCCTCGCCCGTCCCCGAATCCATCACCGCTTCGAGGATGTTTACGCCAGCATACGGCCCGCTCGGATCGCCGACGATCGACATCGCGCCGGGCGCGTCGTTGGTCAGCGGCGGCGGGACGGGGAACGGGTTGTTGTTGGCGTCGTAAAGCTCGACCGAAAGCGGGTTGGTCGGGCTTGTGTCGCCGCCGTCGACATCGACGTTTCCGGTGACGATCTTCACGCGCTGGACGTCGAAGCCGCGCGGCGACAGCGTCTCGGTGTCGACGACCTTTCCGCCTGAGCCTACGTTTAGCGGTACGCCGCTGTCTGCCATGATGCTTCCTTATGCTCCGATCACATCATGATGCGCGTTTGCACGGAGAGAATTTGCGGGACGATCGCCGCTTGGGGGATCCACGCACCGACGCTCACGTTCGTAAGATAGGACCATTCAGCGCCGTTCGTGCTTGACCCGCTCAGGCTCACCGAGCCGGTGGCGGTGGAGTGCGTCGCCCATGCTTGATTTTGGCCCGCGCTATAAGAGATCGGGCCGTCCGCCGCCAGATTGGTCCATGAGACGGCAGACGATACAGGATAAGCGCCGGAATTGTTTTCCGAAAAGAAGCCAGCCAACGCCAGCCCGTTGGCGGGGATGGCGAGCGAAATGCTGATCGGATTGACGCCCTGTTGATTGAGAGTGCTGGCGGTGACGACAGGTCCTCCCGTCGCCGCACCGGTCAGAAACCAGCACTCCAGGCCCCAATCTGGAATGTTGTATGATCCCCAATAGACGACCAGTGTGTCCGTCGTCGCCGACGCAAGATCGGCATACCACAATTCCGATCTCTGGACGCCCGAACCGCTGTTGAGCGAGCCGGTGGCCTTAGTCATCGTCACACCGCCGATGGTCGGCGGTGCGGTGATTTCGACACCCGCGCCGATGAATAGCACGAACGTCGTTCCGGCGGGAATGCTCGGGCTTCCCGCAAGGGCGCTGCCGAGCAGATTGGTATATGTGTAGCTCGTCGCGCCGCTATAGCCAGGGTTGAGCGCGCCAGGGCTTCCAGGGCACCACGTCGAGATCACTTGAGCGGCGACCGTCGCCGGATAATAGGCGATATAACCCATGACGCCGTAGTCAAGAGCATCAGGAGAAATGGACGCTGAAACTGCGCCCGACGTTGTCACTTGGGATGAGCCGCCCCAGATTTGACCTACGTAGCCGCTTTGTTGGTCTCCGGAGCTGTTCGTGGTGCCCGTCCACGTCGCAGTTTGACTCGCGGACGTCGTTGCGTATTGCGCCGACGCCAGCACGGCGGCTGACCCCCCGATCGGGACCGGAATTGGTTTTACAAGCGGTTGTGAATGAATGATCTGACCGCCATGCGCGGTCGCAAAAGCGCCCTGAATGACGGAATAACCGACAAGCACGATAACGCCGACTAGATCGGTCGATCCGTTTCCAACAACGATGTTGCCGCTTGTGCCGGTCGGGACGAGGGCTTCCCACCAACTATATCCGTTGACGGCGGTCCCGCCAATTATTGTGCCAAAACGCAGCGTTGCCGGCACGCCGCCGATGGTGACCTGAGTAACCCCAGCAGAACCACCGCCGCTCATGCTCATGCCAACGACGATCAAACGCGACGGATCAGCGGTTCCGAAATTGAACGCTGAAAATGTGATGGACGACGCGAGGGGGAAGGCGCTCACCGCGCCGAGCGCCGTCATCGAATAGGCCATCGATCAATACCCCGACGCTTGGCCGTAACGGATCAAGCTCGATCCGCCGAAGCTGACGACCCATTCTTGATAGACGTTCAAGTTTCCCGTCGCATCATTCATGAGGTCGAGCCGACCGGCAGGGAATGTTCCGAGAGTGAACCATGTCGCGCAATAATCGTCCGATTCCCAAATGCCGTAGACGCCGTTGATCCATCCGAACATGATGATCGCTGGATAGCTTTGCCCGACAGCCGCCTTGCCGAAGCCATAGGCGTTCGGTCCAAGGATCGTATAGCTGCCGTTGCTGACGTCGTTCCACGTCGCGCCGCCATCGGTCGAGCGCAGCAATTTCGCCGACGTCGACGGCTGCGTGGTCGGGTTCATCAAGATCGGGCCGGGGATATAGAACAGGTTTCCGGCGTGCCCAGGCACGGCCTTGATCACGTCGTTGAAGCCGAAATTCGGGTTGAATGGCCCGGTGCCCGAGAGCATCAACGTCCATGTCGACCCGGCGTCCGTCGAGCGATAAACTCCGTTGCCGCTGAGAAGATAGAACGTGCCGGTGTTGACGTGATCGGCGGTCGCCCAACGCGCATGCACCGATTGCGCATAGGCGGGAGTGAACGCGCTACCCGTCGGCAGCGTCGCGGGCGTGAACCAGGTATTTCCGCCGTCCTGGGTCACATACGCTTTTTGGTCGGCGTAGCTGATCACCACCCAATTGAGCGGCGTCGAGACGGCGATTGAGCCATTGCAGAACGCGGAGCTTGGCGACGGTTGCACCGGCGCAAGCGTCCAGGTGTTGGACACGCCGCCATCGGTCGCTGTCCAAAGCGTGAGCGGGCCGCCGTCGCCGGTCCCGCCCGCGAGCGCGACGACGAAATTGGGCGACGACTTCGCATAGTCGTTGCCCATGCCCAGGCGCAGATCATACTGATAATTCGGCCCGTAGCCTTGGGGATAAGTGTTCGGACTGCTCAAGCACCAGATCGCGCGATCTTCGCACGAGAGCAGCGGATAATATCCTGGCGGCCATGTCACATGCGAGCCGACGAGATTCTCGATGCCGCCTGTCTGGTCGTAGAACGGCTGATTGATCGTCACGGCTGTGATGCTGTTCGTATACATCACGCCGCAGCCCCAGAAAATCCAGACGCGGCCTGATACGTTGGGATCGAAGAACGAGTCTCCGTGCGAATAATACCAAGCGCCGCCCGCCAAATGGTAGGCGACGGAAACGTTGTGGTACCACGGCACGCCGGTTGAATTGTAATCGGTGGTGGACCCGTAATAGCCGTAGTTGCCGCCCCAGGTCGGCGTGCCAGAATTCGCGTTCGTGGATTCGTCGAACAACGTGCCGCCAAGCTCGACAACCATATGGCCGGCATTGTTCGGATCGCACGCGATGCCCGCGAGCCCGACGTTGCCGTTCGCCGAGGTGCGGATCGTCGTCCACACGCCCGCAGGCGAAAGGCGATAGACATTCGGGCCACCGTCGATGGCGTAATAATAGCCATCCGACGCCATCTTGCCTTTTGTGATGGCGGTCGGCGCGCCGCTCGACGCGGCCCAGGTCGATCCCGCATTCGTCGAGATATAGACGCCGACATTGAAAACCGGGATGATGATGCGATTGGTCTTGCCGCCCGTCGTGCCGCTGGTCTGGTCAAATGCAATGCCCGGCGCGCCATGCGCGCTCGCGCTCGACGGGATCGTCGAGGGGTTGAGCTTTGTGCACGTCGTCCCGCCGTCGGTCGTGACGTAGATGTTGCCGTCCGAATCGGAGAAATAGACGACGTTCGCATTGGCCGGATCGACCGCCATCTTCTGGCCTTCGGTCCGGTTCGGGCCGTTGGGGTCAGCGTTAAAAAGCGTCAAGCACGGACAGATCGCCCATGTGTTGCACTTGTCGGTCGTCTTGATCAGATAGGCGGTGTTAGATTGACCGCCGAAAATCGCGTAGATGATGCTCGAATTGCTCGGCGCGATGCGCGCTTCCCAACACCCCGACCCATAGAACGGATTGCCGGTGATCGTCGACGGCAGACCGGCTGCATTCCATGCGTTCACCCAAGGCGCGCCAAGCGTGACGTTGCCGATGTAGAGCGAATTGACGTCGACGCGGGTGATCATCGTCCCATCGGGGTGCATGTCCCCGCCAGTGCAATAGCCGCCGCCGCCGATCTTGACCGGATACCAGCCGATCGGATTCGAGCCGGACGAGCCGCCTGACCCATACAGCGCTCGCGTGATGAATCCCATTACATCATCACCATGCGCTTGGGCATGAGCAGCGGACTCGAAACGGCAGCCCAAGCCGCCGCGCCATTCGACGAATTATATTGCCAACTCGCCGAAGAACTTGTCCCGGTGATCGTCGTCGATCCAGTCGTCGTCGAGTGGGCCGCCCAAACCTGGCATACGCCTCCGGACGCCGTGCTTCCATCCTGCGCCGTGCTGCCGCTGAACGTCGCCGCAGGGCTTAAAGGAACGGTTCCTGCGAAGGTATAAAATCCCGCGACAGCGACGCCGTTTGTTGGAATTGACAGCGTGACCGTCGGCCCTGCGCCGCCGATGCCGCTTGCGAAACTTCCCGTCGCGCTCGGACCGCCCGTCGCCGCGCCCGTCAAATACCAGCATTCGATGCCGATATAATTTATCGTCGATGCCGTGACATGCAAGACAAGCGTGTCGGTGACGGAAGCGCCGCCGATGTCGGCATAATACATGCCCTCGGAAATGTGGCCGTAACCGCCAAAGTCGCTGAACAATTTTGTGAGGGTGACGCCGCCAATCGTGATCGGTGAAGGGTCGGAAATCCCGTCGCCATTGCCAAGATAAAGAACGAACGTCGTGTTGGCCGGAATATTCACTCCGCCATTGACGTTCGCGAACGTCAATGTCGCGCCGTTCGCGCCGCCATATGATTGGAGCGTCGGGCTTCCCGAGCAATAATTCGAAGAAGCCGCCACTTACTTCGCGTCCTCGACCAACTTCCTCAGCAGCGGATTCGGGATCTCATTCGGGTCTTGCGCGGGGACGACTTGACCGTTGACGTAATATCCCGCCCCGATCGCGCCGTGCCAGCAATTGTCGCAGCACGCGATCTCCGAGCCATTGTCGGCCATCATCAAGCGCGTGCGGATTTGGCCGCGCTCATGGATCGAGCGCGGCGTCTCTTCGAAGATCGGCTCCAGGCACCAACGGCAAAAGCGCCGGTCGCTCGGATCGTTGATCTGCGGCGGAAAACGGAACCTCGCCTTGGGAGCTTCATGCTCCTTGCGAAAGAACGTGTCCGCGTTGCTGAACGGCTTCAAGGGCTCGGTCAAAGTCGCCTCCGTCTTTGATTGCGAGCGCCTTATTGCGACTCATATTCCATGTGCGCACCGATGGCGCCGACCGTGCCGCCCGTGAAGGCGGACAGCGAGATTTCGCCGAACGAGGCGGTGTTGCCGAGGACGGAGATCGTCTCCTCGACCCTGTTGGCGCGCCAGAAGTAGACGCCGCCGAAGGCGTTGAGCGAGCAATTCTCCAAGTGCAAGGTCGAGGACCGCTGCGGCTTGGTGGTGGCGTTGGAATTGCCGGTGACGGGCGGAGCGGCGAGCGCGACGGTCGCGGGGTCTTTCGAGGCGTCCGTCTGGCCCGCGCCGAGCGTGTTCGTGCCCGACGCGACGGTCGAATCGCGCGCAAGGATCATGAACGTCGGCGAGGACGACGAAGCGGCCTGGCCAGAGATCGAGATTTCCCAGATGCGGTTCAACTGCGTGGCCGATCCGCCTTGCAACAGGAAGGGATAGGTCGCGTCGACCAAGTTGGTCGTGTCCGCCGTGGCGGTCGGGGTCATCGTGGTGACGGAAGTAATGCGACGTGCCATTTCATTTTCTCCTGAGGAGTTGATCGGGCACTACGCCCGTTGCCAAAAACTGGTCCTGCAATTTCGCGAACGGAACGCAGGTCCCGGTCATCTTCATCTCTGCGCCGCATCCATCGCAGATGTCGTGATCGCAATTCGAGCAATACGCCCGCGCCCTCAAGCGGTCGGGATTCTTCACCACGACCTTCTGGCAATGCGAACAGGTGTATGTCGCGCCCTCGAACAATTGACCCGGACCGATGTGCCCGGCCAGCTTTGTGCGGCCAGCCTTGATGAGGTCAGCACCGGTCAAGCCAGGGCTTTCCCGATGGTCGATCATCAGATAGCCTTCGCGTTCTGACTTTCTGAACATCAGCTCGGTCCATTCGGCGCAAGGACCGCCATCGCGGCCTTCTCGATTTCAATTTTGTACAAATCGACGTCGTCGATGAAGCCGTTCTCGTCTGCCAATCGGGCGGAGACTTCCTCGATGACGCCGTGCATCTGCATGTCGACCTGCGCGCAATAGAGCGCTAGGCCTGCCTTCTGCTCCCGCGTCAGGCGGCGGTGATCGAACCAACGGCCCTTGAGGATAACGACCATCACTCAAATCCTGGAATAATCGGCTTCGCCCGGCAACGGCAATTGATCAATTCGCCGGGGTAAATGTTGCGTCCTTCATCTGGATCGAACCAGCCCTTCTTGACGTCGTAGCGGACCTTGTCTCGTCCTGCCTTGAGGTGAGAAGGGCGCGGAACTTTACCGGCGCTGGAGTGCATCCACTGGGCTTCTTTGATTCCTGCTTCAATCTGGCGCGCCCGCGTGATCGCCGCTGTGGCCTTGTTGTTCTGGTCACGAGCGATCAACGCCGCACGCTTCTTGGTCACGCCGTAGGTGTGTTGGAGCTCCTTGGCCAATGGCCCGAGGTCTCCGCCCCGCATGACCGCGCGCATCACCGCGCCTTCGACCGCTTGGAGGTAACGCTGCGGAATGGACTTGATGAGTCCAACGCTCTCGCCACGCGTCGCGGTCACCACGTCCCGCACAAACGGCGAGACCTTGAATTCGACGGTGAAGCCTCCATCGCGCAAGATCTTCTTCAGCGCGTCCGTCGATCGCCGGTCCACCGATTGGGCGAACCACTTGCCCAAATTCTCGGACAAGTCATCGAAGCGTCCGAACCATCTGTCCTGGAGCTTCTTCATCGTGCGCCTCAAGAAGGCCGCAGGCGTCTCGTCTTGGGCCAATAGGGATGGATTCTGGTTATTCGCCGCCCTCACCCAATAGAGCACCGAGGCATGCATCTCGTTGAGCAAGCGGAGCACCCGCCGTTGATACTCCGCCGCTATCCCCGCGTTCGGGTTCACCGGGCGCAAGACTCTCGCCTTGCGCAGCTCGGACTTTGTTTTGCGGGGCTCCATGCGCGCTCCTCGCGAAGACGAATTGTTCCTGGACGCTGAGGTGGTCTTCGAGCGGGATGTCGAAGAGGGAGAGGGAGATCATGAAGCTTTGCGCTCAGCAAACAGTTTGTCAATCGAGTTATCCGCCCCGCCAGCCTTCGCGCTCGTGCCATGGACCACAAGCCCCTCATCTTCCTCTTCGGAGAGATCGGGTACGTCCTCAGGATCAAGGCCGTCGTAGATCGAGTTGGGATCGCTCGCCAGCCGCTTGCGCGAATCTTCAGGAGAGAGCACGCCAGCGTCGATCAGGATGACGTCTGTGTTCGCCTCCTTGTTGCGGCGTTCGGCGCGCTCCAATTCGCTTTCCTCTTCGAGCGGGCGGAACTCGAATGTGATGGACTCGTCGATCTCATTGAACAACGAGAGCTGGACCATGCACAAAACGCGGTGCAGCGGATCGCGGAACAAATGCTCTTGGCGGGCGTGGATGAAATCATAAAAGACTTGGATCTCGCCCTCGGACGAAGCGTTCAATCCGGACGGCGAAATGCCCGTCAGCTTCACGAGCGGGATCTTGGAGACGCTCGACATGTGCTCTTGCGATTGGGCCTGCAGCTCGTGGAGCCCGCCCAATGGCGTCGAGACATTGACGAAGTCTTCGCTAGCCATGTCCAACATCAACAGTCCACGATTGGACCGGACATTGTTCATCATGTCAGCGCGCGAGGACAACGAGTTGTAAGACGAGAAGTCGCCGCCCTGCAGGGCCGCTTGCATATCCGTCTTTACCACCGACACAGAGAAGTTGAAGATCAGGTCAGCGACAGACTGCTTGGTCTTGAGCCAGATGTCGACGTAGCTCTTGGCGAGCTGCGAGAGCGATAAGCCGCCGAAGTTGTAGACCGGCTTCAACAAGTCCGGCACCTCCCGCCCGACCACCGTCAGCAGGCGCGTCGCCGAGACCGGCTTGCCCATCACATACCACAGGCGCGGTTTGTACCAATGCTTGGACAGCGGATTGGAGCTGTCATAGTCCGACGGATAGCACCAGATCGGCTCGACGTTGCGCAAAGCCGTCAGCGGATTGGTCTTTCCGATCTTGACCTTTGAAGTGTCGTCGCGTCCGTCGCCGATCGGCTTCATAAGCTCGTCGTCACTGACCTTGTCTTCATCGCCCAAACAGACGAAGATGTGGCCGCAACCGAACTGGCCGTCGTGGATAGCGCTTTGATAGAAAGCCTTCTGCACCTTCAGCCGATCGAACTCCAACTCGATCTTCTTGATCTTTTCGGCGACCGCTTCGTCGTCTTTTGAATTGGACTTGATCTCGATCCACTTGCGGGTCATCTCTTCCGCGATGGTCTCGTAGATCATTCGGTATTCTGGACGCTGCGCAAGCTCGGAAAGGTAAGGGTAGCCCAGGAACTGCGTTCCAGCGACGCCCCACGAGGCGAACTGGCTCGATGCCCAGGACATATCGTCCATGGCGAACTTTGGCTTCACCCCTTCAGGCAGCACGCCGGGCGGCGGAGTGTAGGGCTTGAACACCTGGGCTGCGTTGCTCGCCTTACCGCCCAAAGCGGCGGCTGCACTCTCACGGATGTCCATGCCGAGGCGCTTAGGGGCCACACCCGCTGGCTCCGGCGCGCGGGCCGGGGAAACGGTGCCGTTGAAGAGCGCCAGCCACTCTAGCCCACGCGTGAGCCATGAGCTCACTGAAACATCTCCCGACGAAGACGCGAGCCGCCATTGATGAACACAGCCGCCGCCTCTCGATTGATGAGCATGGGTTTCTTCGCTCGGGTCAAATGGTGATTGGCCTGCGCCAACGCGCAAACGCAATCGTCGTGAGCGCCCTCCGGCGCTGAGTACCGCGCGCCAGTGCGGGTGTACTCATATTCAAACTGCTTCAGCTCGATCACGATCGGTCCGTCGGGATAGCCGACCTTTCGGTTCTGGATGGAGACCGCAAGGCCCTCCATGATCTGTTGCTTGGATTGAGAGCTGTACTTGAAGCCCTCGAAATTGGAGCCCAGCTCCTTCTGCAGGAGCTCAACGACAGGGTCACCCACGCCGGTGGAATCGACCAGAGCCGGAACACGGCCTGTCATGGACTTGATGATGCGGATTGTCTCGTCCCAAGGCTTCTGAAAGCGCTGGAACTCGCAGACATCGCCGTTCTCATCGAGGCCGACGCCAACAGTCCAATCGACCGCCTTCGCCAAGTCCCAGCCCCAAGCTTTCGGCGGCTTGCGCGACATCGGCTTGACGCATGCAGCAATTTGCGCATCGGTGCCGAACGGATTGCCGCCGTCGTCGTTCGGTTCGGCGAGGTAGAGCTCTTTGAACACCCCAGCAGGCAAATCGCGCTGGGCGCTTTCGACTTCGTCCTTCGTCAGGACGCCTGCCTTGACGGCGTCGTATGCCACCATGCGGTGGTAGCTCAATCCCGGCGAACCTTTCTCTGCACGGCGGCAAAGATCATAGAACCAATTCTTACGGCCCTTCACGTTCCCGATCGCCCGCAACGGGCCTTGGGTCGCGGTCAAGGTCGAGCGCACGGCGTGCCAGGCTTCCGCCCTCGCGCGGCTGGCCTCGTCCATCACAGCCGCCCAAACGTCTTCACCATAAAGGTTGTCCGGCTTCTCGCCAGACTTGAACCAGATCGACGAGCCATTGATCAGCGTCAGGCGTTGGTCGCCGTCGTGCGACGAATAAATGCGCTGCGGCATGCCGCGCTTCATGCGGGAATAGGCGATCCGCGCTTGAGGGTAAACCGGGGCCACCCACCAATAGTTTCGGCCTTTCACCGACGCTTGGTAAGCTTGTTCGAACAACCAAGTGATGCAGGAAACTGTCTTCCCGGTCTTTGTGCTCGCCTCGACGAACGACATGCGCGCTGGTTTCCCGTCGCAGTCGAACGGGTTGAAGATGGCCTCAAGCTGCTTCGGATACATCCAAGGACGCGTATACTTATACTCTTGCGTCACTCGTCGTCGCCCATCGGGCTAAAATCTAAGACTTCGCCTTCGATCATCTTGTCGGCGGGGGTGGCGTTTTGCGTCGCCTTCAGTTCGATCTGCTGCTTATTCGCGCCGTCGATCGTCATCGTGAATTCGAACGCGTTGCCGCTAGTCCCAGTTTCTGGCGCAGCTGGCGCTTTGTCGCCGTACTTCTTCGGGAGGATCCGGGACATGATCCATTTACGAGTGTCTACGCGCAAACGAGACCGCGCTAAATATTCTCCGTTTTCCCGCCAACCGACGATAGCGCCTGATTCATCGCGCTTCGCCATATAATCATTCGTTCCATCGTCTGAAATATCGACGATTTCGTCAGCGAACGTTTCGGCTTGAATTTCTCTTGCCCGCGCATATTGAGCGTAAAAACCTTCACGGTCTTCGATCGCCCAGCGTCGGATCGTATGATGGCCAGGAAGTCGCTCATCACGGCAAATCTGCCGCAAAGATTCTCCCGCAGCTAAGCGATCGCAAACTTCTTTAGCAATCTTTTTTGAAAAAGAAGATGGCCGCCCAGGAAGCCCTTTAACTTCCTTCCGAGCCATAGTGCATCTCCATCAGCAAAAACGTTTCACGCCTCCCACCAATTTTGGATGGGTCCAGCCCCCCCATGGGCAGGACGGAGCCGCGGCTAATGGACTGCCGGGACGCCCGAAAACGCGCTTGACTTGATACGCATTTCCCTCGTCGATCCGAAGACCTGAGCGAGGACATACAACTCATTCTTTTTGACGCGGGAAACCACCGCGCCCATACCATCGAGGAAAGATCCTTCGATATGAAGGACACCTTTATCCCCCACGCGGGGACCTACGCTAGGCGGCAAAGGCCTCACCCCATCTGCGCCGACGAGCGAACGCACAAACGCCATGACCTTTTCGGAGATGGCCACGGGCTCGCCGTCGAACGACACAGGGGTGATGAAATCGCTTACAGGATGGTAAAGCCGATCCGGGATGTCGGCGAAGAGATATCCTGGGAACAACGCCCGGACCTCTTTGCAGAGTTCGAACTTATTCCCCCTCACCCGCACACGGCGCATCGCTTCAGTTTGGGGGAAGAAAACTGGCACGGAAAACCGCTTAAGCTCGCGTAAAGCAAGCTCTTGCCTTGTCGATGTGACATAAGCGGCGAACCACGTCATAGCATCCGCGTATACCACGGTAAAATCATATTGTAAACGTAAAAGCCTTTTCCAGCAGGCCAAGAGGGCCTTTTTCACCTCATGCTATACGAACTATTCGATACTTCGAGAGAGTCGTGCATAGTGTGTAATATATATATAATGTAAGGACGGCTTTTTATAAAATAATACACTATATAAAAAGGTTGTATAGTTTGTATAGTCCGTATTTTTCCTAACGATTACAATGGCCCTCCCTATCCGACCTTTACGGCCTTCTCCGCCGCTATTCGGTCTTTTTCCGTTCATTAAAAGTAGTCTACCATTTTGGTATAATTAAATTTTTCTCTTACAATACGGGCTTTTGGCCCTTTTCACTATTCGGCCTTCCCCTTTTTAGGCCCTTTTTCACCTGGAAGATTGGCCCGGTATTTATCCCCTTTTTGTAACGGCCAAGGACGGGCGAAACCGCGCCTATTATTGAAGACTAACGGTTTCCACCCGTTTGTTTGCATCGCCCGGTTGCACCGGTAAGCGACGCCCGGCCGCCAGTGGGACGCGTCGATCTCTAAGGTTAGCCGAAGATCTTCCGTCGAAATGAACCACCGGCCTCTTTCTTCCTGGATAACACCGATCTTCCCGAACGGCGCTCCTTCTAAAGGAGGGGAGAACCCGCCGATTTGCTCTTCCCACGGATCCGATTGCCGCTTAGACTCCTGCTTCTCCCGGGCTAACGATTCGAGGTCCCTCGGTAAATAAAGATCCGGGTCGGCCTTTTCTTCTTCCATCGCTTCGGCGAATAATTGGTCCCTAATTTCGAGGATCGAATCTGTGTCGATTTCTTCCTGTATTTCGTGGGGCCAAAAGCGCCGGTTGCCAGTCGACCCCTGGAGATAATCCCCGACGTTATTCGTCGTTCCCCACACGACGAAGCTACGGGGTTTGTTCATATTATAAGTGCCCATTTCGCCGAAAGCGTCCCGCCCTCCGTCCTCTTCACGGGTGATGAACGATTTGACGTCCTCGACGTCCGAAGCGTGGAACCCGGCCAATTCGGCGATTTCAAGCACCCACTTCCCTTGGAGGGCTTCTTTGATAAGCTTCCCTCCCTCTTTCATCAATTTATGGACCGGCTCCCGGCTGACGTATCTAGCGTCGTTGAAGTTCCCGCTTGTGAGGACGTTAAGGAGGGAAGATTTGCGCAATCCTTCCCCTCCTTCCGATATTGGCACATAATCCCATTTGCATCCGGGGCGGAAGATGCGGCGGACCATCGCGAGGAGGACAAGGCGGCCTGTCTCCCGATTGAGCGGCGTGTCCTCGACATTGCAATGGTCGACGAACCAATCCTTAAGCCTTTTCTTCCTATCCCACTTCAAAGCGTTCAAATAATCTTTCACCGGGTGGAACGTGTTCCATTTCGCCGCCCGGACTAATCCGTCTAAGGCGTGCTGCCGGCCGGGATCGAAGCCGAACGTGGAATGGCACCAAAGCCTGAAGCTAAGCGTCAATTCTTTCACGTTGTTCTTCGCCATCCCTCCTTCGTCGTAAATGATAAGCCCCGCGAATTCGTCGAAACGGAGGTTGTAGCTTGACCGCCTCGCCGCCACGACGGCGTTCGGGAAAGTCGGCCGTGGCGTTCCGTCTTTAGAAAGATCAAGGAAAAGGAGCCCTTCGTCTTCGACGCCCTTATTGACCTCGGCGACGCTTTCTCCAAGTATGTCGTAGACGCTATCGGGGTTTACGCCCGTAAGCTCGATGAGCCTTGGGAGGCCGACGGCTTTTTCTTCGTCCTCGATCCTTTCATATGTCGTCTCGACCGTCCGGCGGACTTTCTTCACATTATCGCCGACTACGCCCGCCAACGCTTCGATGGCTTCCACGGCTGTTTCTAATTCGACGCCCCTACGCGTCAACGCGCCTGCGAGGGCGAGCGTCGCGTCGTTGCGCACGCCTGCGGGCGCCCAATGCCTAGAAAAGAAAGCCATCAACGCAGTGAGCCGAGCTCCTTCGACCAACGCCGATCCGTCCACTTCAGGCGGCGGGCCTTTGTCCCAGGCTGGAGAAAACTTATAAATGTCCCCCGACGGATGGCCGCTTTCGGGAAAAGCAGAGCAGCAATTTTGGATGCGCACTTCAAGAAGAACATTGTCCTTTTCGATTTCCTTATCGACTATTTTAATGACCGTTTCGTCGTCCCGCGCGGAGAGCTTCGTTCGGTAAAGAAAATGCGAAGCAGGATTTTCTGAACGTCCCCAGATGAACGTCGTCTTCGGGAGGAAAATAGAAGCGAACGGCTTGACCTCTTCGCAATCAAGGTCTATGTCGGTCGCGCCTCCCACGCCCATTTGCACGGCGACGTTCTTGTTTTCGAACGTGATGTCAGCGTATTCTTTTTCGGTCCATTCCTTAGACGTCGGACCACGTTTGCCTTTTTCCACTGGAATAGGTTTAAGGCCGAGAGACCTGGCGAGGGCTGCGCTTCGCTTTCCTGCTGCAGGGACGAACGGGATAGGATCTTTGCTCATTGCGTTCGATCCTGAGCTTGCTGCCTCCTTGTTGTTTTTCTATTTACGCCATGGCCTAAAAGGGATAAATAAAACATTGGCCCAATCTTTCCGAGTATTGGCGCTATTACCTGAAAGCCCGGCCGCCGCCCCGCAGCCGGGCTTTCTTTTTGCGCTAGAACGCCGCTTATAATCCACTAAAAAATTTTTGGTATCCCCCTATTTACTACATGAGCCCTGCAGGCCTAGCGATGGAAGCTCCAAAAAAGGGGTCAGGCCGCCATGCGCATCAACGTTTATTCTCAGGAGCTTACGGACGAAACTTCCATCGTCGAAAAGAAGTCTGACACAGGCGTGGTCTATTCCGGCGTCCGGCTTATGCTTAGGAGTTCTGAATTCCTGCATGATTATCCTTTCGACGACGACCGCTCGGCCGTGACGTTCTGGCTTCCTAAGACAGTTGCGCGGCGGGAAGAAATCGCCAAGGCCTTCGAAGAAATGGCTGCGCTTACGCGGTCGGCGAAAGCTGAAACAGGAATGGACTGAGATGAAAAAAGAAGAACTCCCCTCTTTTTACAAATTGACGCCGGCGCAGGTCCGCGAGATCCGCCGACGGGAAGACGTAAGCGTGGCGCATTTCGCAGAGAAATTCAGCGTCTCGAAGATGACCGTGAGCAAAGTCCGCCGTGGACTTACATACCGGAGCGTGCAATGACTAAGCCGAAAGATTACGAACTCCACGAATTCTGCGCCGCCTTCCCCGAGCTCGAAGCGAAAGATTTGCAAGACCTCGCCGACGACATCTACGCCAACGGCCTTCGCCATCCGATCATCCTCTTTGAAGACAAGATCCTTGACGGGCGGAACCGTTACCTCGCGTGCAAGATCCATGGCGTCGAACCGGAATTCGAAGAATTCCAAGGACCGCGGACAAAAGCGCTTGACTTCGTTGTCTCCGAGAACCTCGCCCGCCGGCACTTAAGCACGGCCGAAAAAGCTTTCGCCGCCGCCCGTCTATCCGACCTCCGCGGAACGAAAGCCCAAGATGAAGCCGAGCACCTTAAGGTCTCGTCGTCGTCCGCCCGCCGCGCGGAGAAGATCATCGATAAAGCCATTCCCGCTATCCAAGAAGCAGCGGAGAAAGGCGACATCACGCTCTTCGACGCGGCGAAGCTCGCGGACAAGCCGGCGGAAGTCCAAGAAAAAGTCGCCCGTTCTAAAGACAAAGACGCGGCTGCGAAAAAGGCGGTGAGCCCGCCGGTCCAGCCGCTCAAGACGATTATGACAAAGGACGACAAGAAGGTCTTGGCGGAGATCGTGGACATCTGGAACATGGACCTTGCCGATATGTGGAAGCAGCTCGGCGACGTGGCGAAGGGGAAATTCATTTCTGATGTCCTGGAGTATTGAAAAAGGATTGAAATATGCCGCAGCCTCTTATCGATTATGGAGCGTATTGGCGCGCTAGGCCCTCTGTCTACGAGAAGGCGCGGCGGGAAGCGACACCGTGGATAGCTCCGTTTATGGAAGGGGTGAAAGGTGAGACGCAACTCCGTAGCGTCTGCATCCATAGCGGCGTCACTAGCCTCGATCATTTGCAGGAATTTGAAGATGAGTTTTATACGCTTCCTTCTGCTGGAAAAAAGTTGACGAAGATCGTCGCCGACCGATTTTGGAAGAAAGGCGTCGTTTGGCTCCCTAAAATCCTGCCGACTAAACGCTACGATCCTTTCAAGGAAGAGATATTCGAACAAGCTTTCTTCAGGCGGTTAAAAGTCGTAGGGAACGACCCTATTTACGAAATCAGGAAACAAGCTGCCCAAGAAGCGCTCAGGCAAATGAGGACCATCGATTGATGGTCTCGTTCACCTACGCTTCGTGTGGGACAAGCCTCTACATAAATTATATGAGTGCTGACTCAGGAACCACTATTACCTTAACCGGGACTGGTAATCATTGCCCGCATTGCGGCTATTCGCTGTCGAATCACCCTTACGAATATCCGGCATTTTCAGGAGCTGTCTCGCAAGCATTCAATGATCTAGACTGGCGTTCAGATTTCCCTGCGCGGGTCGCTTGGTTCCTTTGGGGCAAGCCACCGCCGTTCCGCCCGAACGCTTACGCGGCCTTCATCCGGCCCGCGAAGCAAGCCGCAAGGCCGCGCTGCCGATCGCCGCCTTGTGGATTTCTCCGGGGGGAATTTCAATAGGGAGAAAAGGAATGAACGCAGAAGCGGCAATCGAGAAATTAGGCTACAAACTTCAGCCAGGATTTAAACCATGAAGATCGTTTGGACCCATTGGCGCAGGCCGAAAGAAATCGCGGCGATGAAGGCTGCGGGGACGCTCCCGACGGAAGAATTCGAAGTTGTCGACCATATCGCTTCTTATCTTGCTAGCACTAAATACGGCGGGAGGCAAATCGTGGAATTCATCGTTCAATCAGCTCGGGATAAAAACGAGGACGCGTTCCGCGACGGAGGAAAGATCGTCATCCTCGAGCCAGAAGCGTTCGCTGACGCCTATGAAATATCCGTCAGTTGGAAACCGACGTTCTTCATCATGCCGAGTTCCGCGTTACGGCCCTGACAAAATTTTCTGGATCGTCGGCCAATCGTATGGACCGGCGTAGATAGGAACTTCCATTTCAATGTCTCTGCCTTCGTATATCGCCGTGGCAAATTGGTCGCCCTCGACGATGAAGCATCGGCCTCCTAAAGAGGACCGTCGTTGGAGCCAGCCCTTTTGGCCTGGGCGGAGCGGTTTCCCTTTGCGCTTGAATTCGATCCATACGTCGATCCCGCCGTGGAAGAGGACATGGCAATCTGGGACGCCCCAAGACACATATGACTCGATCGGCGTGAATTGGCGCCGCTTCAAGTTTTTCTGGAACTTAGCTCGAAGGCCGGCGTCGGCTTTCCCCATAGGGTTTACTTTCAGGTTAGTTTAGCTTAAAGGAGCGGATATGGACACGGATCAAATACTCAAAGAACGCCAGACGACCCATGGAGACTTCCCCGATGTGGCGGAAGTGAACATAGCGTTAGAGCGCGCCGCCTATTCTGGCGTAAATTGGGACAAATTGCCACCCGTCGCCAAAATCGCCATCAAGATGATCCTCCACAAAATCGCCCGAGTCGTCAGCGGGAATTGGTCGTTCGACGACCACTGGGCAGACATTATGGGTTATGCGGGGTTGGTCCGCAAGTATATCGCAGGAGGGTTTAATGCTAAAAGATAAGCGTAGCGACGGGTGGTCTGACGAGCACCGCAAGAATATGTCTTCAGCGATGAAGGCCGCGTGGGAGCGGAAAAGAAAAATCAAGGAACAAAAAAAGAGCGCGGTGAAGCCCGTGAAGACCCATCGGGGAGCGAAATAATGTGCGGCTTCGCGATGTCCCTCCTCCCCGACGATCCGTGGCTTATGAAGGCTGCCGCGGCGATCTCCCACCGCGGGACTCTCCCGCCCCGTGTCACTCGGCATTCAGCGTTCGCGAGGTTGCCGATCGTCGGGAGCTTCGAGCAACCGATCACGATCTTCGACGAGGAATTCTGTTTCGTCGGCGAATTGCTTAATTTTAGAGATTTCACGGATGAGCTCGGCGACACGATGCTCGCGTTTAGGACCCTCCGCGACTTCGGCGTCCGCGGGTTCCAAGGGTTCGACGGATTTTGGTCAGTCGCCTACCACCGGCACGGCCGCATCACGCTGATCGCCGACTACCTCGCCCAGAAGCCGATCTTCTACACGCATTCTCGGGCGTGCAGCGAGCTATGGCCTTTGGTCGAAGAAGGAGAAGATTTCGACGAGGTTTTTCTTTCTGACGTGATGAAATGGGGCTATTGCCCGGACCAAAGCCGCACGCCGTTCACGAGGATTAAGAAAGTCCTTCCGGGCCATTCCGTGTCGTTGCCCGAACGCCAGATGGAGCATGCGGATCCAGTTTTCATCGCCGACGACTATTCTCCCGAAGCCCTCAAATACGCTTTTGAAGAAGCTGTCCGCCTCCGCGTCCAATCGTCAGACGTCCCCGTCGCCTGCCTCCTTTCCGGCGGATATGACTCGTCTTTGGTCTATCGGACTGCGCGGGAATACGGCGACATCGTCCCTTACCACATCGGCCTCACCGGAGAGCTTGGCGTCGCCCAATCTATCGCAGGTCCGTCTCTCCGCGTCGTGCCGACGGCCGCCCCGCCGACGGATCTTGAGATCCTCCTCTGGATGCAAGAACCTGTCGACCTTGGATCGGTGGAAGCCCAAATCCTCATGGCGGAAGCCGTGAAAGAAAACGTCTGCCTCGGCGGCGACGGCGCCGATGAATTCTTCGGCGGCTACGGACGGGCTGCACGATATGACAGCCGTTATTCGGACGTGTTCCACGAGCTTGTCTGTTACCACCTTCCGCGGCTCGATCGGGTGATGATGCGGAAGGCCGTCGAATACCGGTCTCCCTTCCTTAGCCGAAGGATGGCCCAGCTGGCTTTAGCCGCCCCTTACGCGCCTAACAAAAAGATCCTTAGGGATATATGGCCCAACGACGTCGAGAAGAAGCCCTTGCGCCCGGCTGGCTTCGACCGCGAGGCCCATAGCATCCGGCTGGTCAAGCTTTTCCGGGAGATCTGGCTATGAGCGTCATTAATCGGATGAATATCTCGATTTCGTCTATAGATAAACCTTCGACGATCGACGGTGAAGTCGTCCATTTCTCGTTCCACGGCGATCATTTCGCCATATGGTTTGTCCCATATAGGCCACGGCGCCAAGTGAAGATCGTCGGCACGGGGGAAACTTATAAAGGGCGCCATTTAATCAGCGTTTCATTTGGAGACGCCGCTTGGCATTTAATTGAGGTGCAGGAATGAAAAAGAAAGTTGAAGTCCCGCAGCTCACCGCCGTCGGTGTGACGTCTGGCATAGGGTCGATGCTCCATGGGGCGGCGAAGGCTGGGTTCAAGACGCTCGGGAACATCGAATGGCGGAAGTATTACCACGCCCGCGACGAACGCGGCCGCAACACGTTCACGGAGAATTTTCCCGGCGCCGTCTTCAAGCACAAATGGTCTGACCTTACGCCGGAAGAGGTCGAACGGCTGATGAACCCGACGCTTGCCCTCATGCATTGCGAATGCGGGAATTTTTCGAAATTGAACGGCGCGAACGCCGACCGCCTGGAGGACTTGACTGATCCTGGCGACATTCCGATCACGTTCGAGGTCGTGGCGAAGCTCCAACCGAGGTTCTTCGCTGCGGACAATCTTGCTCCTTCTTTCCAAGCGTTCTCGATGCGGGATTACGTCGACGCCCTGCCGGATTACGATATTTTTCCTGAAGCGGTTTCGAATTGGGGTTACGGGAATGTGCAGAAAAAACGCGATCGGATGTTCGTTCTTGGCGCGAAGAAAGAAGAGGGCTTCACCTTCCGGCCTGACGAGCACGCCCATTCTGGCACTGTTCGGTCAGTCCTCGAAGGTTTAGGCGAGCCAGGGAAATCTAATTACCCTAACCATGATCCCCACGCTCTTGACGTCATTTCTCCCCGCTCGACGAACATATTGCGCTTAGGAAAATCGGAGAATTGGCGCGTCGTCCGCGATTGGTTCGCCGCCCGGCCTCCAGGGACGATAATGGAATATCTGAATAAAGATGGAGAGCTGAAAAAGCGCATCGGTTTCCTCAAAGCTAAATGGGACGGCCCGTGCAACGTCCTCACCGGCGGCAACGCGACGATCCACCCGATCCGCAATGTCCCCTTCACGATCCGCGAACGCGCCCGCATCCAAGGTTTCGACGACGATTTCGTTTTCTACGGGACTAAGCTCGACGAGAAAGGGCAGTGGGTCCACGAAAACAATATGCACATGGTGAAGATGACGGGAAAGGCGATGCCGATCCAGTTCAATGAATACTTCGCCCGGCAGGTCGCTGCCCATGTCCTTCGGCAGCCTTTCAAAGCGGCAGGGACGCGGCTCCTCAAAAACGACCCGTTCATCGATGAAGCCAAGACTTGGTTTTGCGACAACGTGGGTTATTCGAAGCAGGAAGCGGCCTGCGGAGCGTGCTGGTTGGCTGAGGAGTGCGAAGTCAGGCGGAGGCGGTTCGGTTATACCCCTCCTCCTGAAGCGGCCGTCCGCAAGGTTCCTAAGGCCCCTGCCGTGAAAGCCGAAAAGGTTCCGAACGCGCCAAAAGCGCCAAAAGCGCCCCGCGCCGTAAAGGCGCCTAAAGAAACGATCGCGCCTGCCGGCGCGACGGCTACTACGATGTTGAAATTTGACTGAAGGGAGAAGAAAATATGTCTATGGGCGATAAAGTTGAGGTTAGGGACGGCGACATACCGGGCGATTATCATTGCGCATGCGCATGGTGCTCGAAAGCCATCGGAGAGCTCCGTCCTTTGGACGGCTCATACTACAGTCGACTTGAGCGGCGGGCTTATTATTCCCCGACGGAAAAAGGCAAAGGCGGGCACATCGCGAAAACGCCGTTGCATATCGCCCGTTGGGCGATCCAAGCTTATTCGAAGAAAGGAGACTGGGTCCTGGATCCGACGATCGGCGCCGGGACGACGGCCGTCGAGTCGTTGACTCAAGGGCGAAGCGTCGCGGGGATGGAGCTTGAATTCGGGCAAATCCTTTCCGATAATATCAAGAAAGCTCTCTCCACGATCCCGAAAGGATCGGCAGAAGCGAAAGTCGCCCAAGGCGACGCGAGGAACATCGGCGATTTCTTGAAAAAGGTCGACCAGAAGTTCAAGCTGGTCGTCAACAATCCCCCCTATAGCGGCGACAAATCGGTCGGCACGCTCATCAAGGGAGGACCGCCGCAAATCCTCTACGCTTACGACAAAAAGCTCCCGAACCTGGCTTTCCTAAATGAAGGTCCCGTCTATATCGAAACGATGACGGACATCTACAAAGCTTGCGTTTCAGCCCTCCAGCCAGGCGGGCATTTCGTCGTCGGCGTTAAAGACATGATGCGGAAACGCGAACCCTTCCTCCTTCACCAAATCTATTGCAGGATCCTCGAAGACCTAGGGATGGAATATGTCGGCGCCGCTTTCTTGAAGCATTATCCGGGCACATTGTTCCTGAACACATATTTCACGGCCCGCGGCGTCCACCCGCCTTATTACCAGACGATCGTCGTGTTCAAAAAACCTGGCGGCCGGGCGGCGAAAAAACTTTCCTGAAAATACAGCAGTAAGCGGCGTTAGTCCGCCGCTTGTTTCCTCCGGGGTTTACTTTAAGAGATTAAAGGGTTTACAAAGATATTCCTGGAGGAAAAATGGTTGAGCTTAAAAAATTGCCTTTAGCGGAAAGCGCCACGGCGCGGACGATCGAAATAATTAAGACTCTTCCGTCGGGAAGCGTCTTCACAAGCACGACCATCAAAGACATCGCCGCGGACGGCGGATGGTCCCTCGACGTAAGCCATATATCTGCAGCGCTTTACCGATGGCGCGGCAAGAAAATGTTCCGATGCATCGGCCATTCGTCCAACAACCGCAAACGCCTAGTTTACGTCATGGAGGATCCTTCCGTCGTCTTTAAGCTTAACCGCCGGCCGGAGCATGTAGTTGTCCGTCCAAGGCTCGGCGGTTACCATAAGCATTCAGACGCTCCGAATGTCCTCATCGGAGAATTCGGCTCCTCGAGGATAAACGAGCTTCCTAAGCAAGAAGTTACCGTGGTTCCGCCTGTCATTCTTGAAGACACACCGTCGTCGATCCTTGACGATTTCCTCCAGCTCCTCGTGCGGTTAGAAAAATTATTGAAGAAGGATTGACGATGTTCAAGAACCAAATCACAGCTTTCCGCGGAGCTCTCCTCGAAGCCCCAATCGTTAAGACAGAAAAATGGCAGGGCGTCGAAGCGAACCTTTCGACGAAGGAGATGACAAACCAGTTCTTTATCGTCGATCTTAAGGGTGAGGAACGACTCAATGCCTATGCTGACGACATCAAGCCGAACCTTCCGTTCGCGGATAAAGCTTTTGAAGAGCGCGTCGGCGGGGAGCCTTTGAACCCTGGGACCGCGTGGCTTAGTTGGCCGTGGTCCCGATCGGCGGAAAAATTCAAGCCCTCAGTGTTCGACCATTCCTACGCAGAGCGTTATTGGCCTAAATTCGCGAACCGAAGCGAAGGAGGGAAATTGCCGGTTTCCTATCCTGAACGCATCCGACGTTACCCGGCGAAAGATCCCCGGCCTCGGTGGGGAGCCCGCGGGCCATACGGCGACCTTGAGGATCTTGTGAACCTCCTTGACGACCAGCCCTTCACCCGGCAAGCTTACTTGCCGATCTTCTACCCAGAAGATCTCGGCGGCTTGCCGCGGAAGCCTTGCACACTCGGCTATCATTTCCTCCAACGGGATGGGAAGTTCAATGTTTTCTACCTAATGAGGAGTTGCGATTTCACAAGGCATTTCCGCGACGACTGCTACCTCACTATCCGTCTTCTTCTCTGGGTGCTCGACCAGCTCCGGATAAGGGACTCGTTTTGGCTCGGCGTCGTTCCTGGCGATTTTTCCATGTGGATCGGAAGCCTCCACGTTTTTGAAAAGGACCCCCTATGAGCTATTTTCTTGATGTCCGAGATTTCCATCGAAAATTCGGCCTTCCTTCCGACGGGCCGGCGCGCCGGCTCGACGACGTCGAGCGGATTTTCCGCGAAAAATTCATGGAAGAAGAACTCAAAGAATACAAAGAAGCCGACACGAAAGCCGACCAGCTTGACGCCCTCGTGGACCTTTGCTATGTCGCGATCGGGACTGCCGTGATGCAAGGCTTCGACTTCGATGAAGCTTGGCGGCGGGTCCACGAAGCGAACATGAAGAAAGTCCGTGTATCGTCCGCTAGCCAAAGCAAGAGAGGGTCGACCCTCGACGTCGTGAAGCCGCCGGGCTGGACGCCTCCAGATCATTCCGACCTTGTAGGAGAATGACATGACTGATTGGATTGTCCGATGGTTCGAGCTGGCTGAGCACATTTCGACCTGGAGCAAAGATCCTAGGACGAAAGTCGGCGCAGTCCTCGTCGGCGCTGACCGACGGGAGATCGCCGTTGGGTTCAATGGGTTCCCCCGCGGTGTCGAAGACACTGAAGAACGCTTGAACAATAGGTCGGTGAAGAACGCCCTCACGCAACATGCAGAGAGGAACGTCCTCGACAACGCCCGCTTCGACGCGAAAGGCGGAACGCTTGTCGTGACTTTCGCTCCTTGCCATGAATGCGCGAAGTCGATCATCGCCAAAGGCGTCGCCCGCGTGATCTGCCCTCCTAGCAGCCAGGATCCGAAGTGGCTGGAGAGCTTCGCCCTATCTTCAGAACTTTTCGATGAGGCCGGCGTCGAATTGCTAATTTTTTCAAAATAAGGGGTTTACAGCTCCCTAGGAAGTATGGCATAGGATCCTGTGTAACAAGACAGAAAAACGGAAAACCAGAAAACATTAAGCAGGAGAACATCATGCATCCGAAGCCAGACTTTTCAAAGATGAACGGACAGCAGCTTTTGGACACGTACAATATGTACGCTCCGAAGTCTCGGTCGGCGAAGTTCCAGGATAAACAGGAAGGCGTCGCTCGTTGCGAGGCCGAATGGGTGAAATGGGACAAGGCCAACCCGAACCACCCAGACCGCGCCAAGAGCTTGGCGCTTACGACGACTACGACCCCGGCCGCGTCGGCCCCGGTCGGACCCAAAGTGGAGGACAAAAACATGGCGAAGACTGCGACTGCCGCGGCTAAGGCCGCCCCGAAGACGGAAACCAAGAAGACGGCTGCGAAGGCTCCTTCCAAGCCCAAGACTGCACCGGCCTCGAACAAGGCCAAGGCGAAGGCGGAAAAGCAGAAGGACCGCCCCGAGCGTCGGAAGCCGGAGTCGCTCCAGGGCCGCAATCGCCGGAGCTACGACATCATCCAGCGCAAGGCGAAGGTCAATCCCCGCCGAGAGGGTTCCCTGTCGCACGACTTCTTCGAGGAAATGGTCGACGGCCGCACCGTCGGCGAATACCTCGACCAGTTCGACGACTCGGAACGCCGCAACGCTTCGCAGTGGCTCTCGAATTCGATCGCGGAAGGCCACATCACGATCAAATACGGCGAGCCGCCGGCTGAGTCGGCGAAGTGAAAAAAAAGGCAAGGCTCCACAGCCCCGCCTTCCCCTCGCTTCAAGGCCAAGGCTATATCGGGATAGACCTTGAGACGAAGGATCCTGACCTCAAGAAATTGGGGCCAGGATATTTCCGCGAGGGCTCTTATGTCGCCGGTGTCGCTGTAGGGACGGAGGCGGGGTTTAGGGAGTATTACCCTATCGGCCACGAAGAAGGCCCAAATTTGCCTAAAGGGCAGGTTGCTGAATGGCTCCGGCGGGAGCTTAGCACAGACGTCCCGAAGGTCGGGGCGAATATCATTTACGACCTCGGGTTCCTCCGTTTCATGGGTGTTGAGCCAAAAGGTCCTTTTTACGACATTCAAGTCGCTGAACCGTTGATCGACGAAAACCGCCTTTCTTATAGCCTTGAGGCCTTGTCGCAAAAATACCTTGGTGCGGGAAAATTCGACGAAGAGCTTAACGCTTACCTTATCGCGAAATACGGGCGGAAAAATCCGAAATCGAACATCTGGCGCGCGCCTTCGCATATCGTCAAACCTTACGCGGTCGGCGACGTCGAGCAAACTCTTTACGTGTTCCGAAAGCAAATTCCGATCCTTAAAGCGGAAGCCTTGTGGGATTTGTTCGAGATGGAATGCAGCCTCATCCCGATGCTCCTCGACATGCGGGTCCGCGGCGTCCATATCGACGTCCCCGCCGCGAAGAAGATGCATGCTGAACTTACGGAAAGGCAAGAAAAGCTCCAGAAGAAAATCGGCGATGCGTCTGTCTGGGCGGCTGCAGAAATCGCGCTGTTATTCGACAGGCACGGCATGGAATATCCCCGCACTCCGAAGACTAAAGCTCCGTCGATCACGGCGGACTTTCTTAAGGCGTGCCCGCACCCATTGGCGAAAAGCATCCTTGAGGTGCGGCAGCTGGACAAACTCCGCGGGACTTTCCTAGAAGGCGTGATTTTCGACATGCTTTACGAAGGATCGATCCACACGTCTTTCAACCAACTCCGGAGCGACGACACTGGCGCGGTCTCTGGCCGGTTTAGCTCATCCCTTCCGAACCTCCAATTCATTCCGTCCAGGACAGAAGACGGCAAGCGTATCCGCTCGCTTTTTGTCCCCGATAAGGGGTGCGATTGGGGGAAATTAGATTTTAGCCAAGTCGAATTTCGGCTGGCTGTGAATGACGCCATAGATTGTAAGCTAGGAAAAGCCCACGCAATCGCAGAAGCTTACCAGAGGGATCCAAACCTCGACTATCATCAAGTCGTCGCCGATATGTGCGGCGTCACTCGGACGCAAGCTAAGACGATCAATTTCGGCATCCTTTACGGAGAAGGCGCCGCGAAGCTTTCTTCGCAGCTTGGCTTAGATGAACAAGGCGGTCGAAAGCTGTTGAGGAAATATCATCTGCGAGTCCCGTTCGCTAAGCCTCTTTCCGAGCGATTTTCTAGCATCGCCAAAAAGCAGGGTTACGTCGTCACCCTTTACGGCCGGCGCCGCCGGTTTGAAAAATTTTCTGTGGGAGGGAAAGATGGTTTCCAGATTGTCCCAGAAGGGACGATCGGCGCAAGGCGGGCTTTCGTCCACAAAGCCCTCAACGCGCGGATCCAGGGAAGCGCGGCAGACGTGATGAAATTGTCGATGCTTGCAGTCTATAAATCTGGCGTGACGAAAGTCCTCGGCGTTCCGCACCTCACCGTGCATGACGAGCTCGACTATTCGATCCCCCGGACGAAGGAAGGCCGCGAGGCTTTCGCGGAAGCGAAACATCTTATGGAGACGTGCGTCGAATTGAATTTGCCTTTGAAGGTCGACAGCGGCGTCGGCCCCAATTGGGGGAAAGTAGCATGATCATCAAAGAAGCTTTAGACGCTTACGCCAAGTCGATCGACCGGCCGTTTTTTTCGGATCGGACGAAGACCGTCGGCGCGTCAGAAGTCGGCCAGTGCGCGAGGAAAACGGCGTTCGTGAAGCAAGCCCATTTGCCGGACGCTGACTCTACCGAGCGTTATGGCGCGAAACTCCGCGGCGTGTTGATCGAGAATTATTTCTGGGTGCCGGCCCTTCGGGCGAAATATGGGGACGACCTCCTTTACGCTGGGGACGTCGGCCAAAACACGCTGATGCGCGGTTACCTCTCCGCGACGCCTGACGCTCTAGTCGTGAACCAAAAGCCGAGCGCCTTGAAGGAATATGGCGTCCCGAAGATCGCGGGCGGGTGCTTCATCGCGGAAGCTAAGTCGATCGATCCGCGGAGCCCGATCGCCAAGGCGAAGGAGCAGCATATTTACCAAGTCCAAGTCCAAATGGGCCTAATGCGGGAGAAGACTAAGCACAAACCGAACCACGCCCTCATCAGCTATGTCGACGCGTCTTTCTTGCATGAAATTTCAGAATTCGTCGTCGCGTTCGATCCTAAGATCTACGCGAACGCCCACAAACGGGCGGAAACGATCATGACCGCGAAGGATCCAAAAGACATTCCCCCCGAAGGCCTCATAGCTGGCGGCGGGGAATGCGCATATTGCGGGTTTACTACAAGATGCAAAGCGGTCAAAAAGGAGGACCTCGCTTACGCCGAGCCTACCGATTTGCCTGCGGCGTTCGTGGAGAAAGTGGAGAAGCTATGCAAAGAAGCTAAGCAGTTGAAAGAGACATCAGAAACAGATATGGTCAAATACCGGACGCTTCAAGAAGAAATCAAGGACTTGCTCCGTAGCCAGAAAATCCGCAAAGTCCCTGGCGTCGTCACTTGGAGCTTCGTGAAAGGACGAACCTCTTACGATATGAAAGGACTTCGAGAAGCGGCGGCAGAAGCCGGCGTCGACGTCGAAAGCTTCCAGACCGTAGGAGAAATATCAGACCAGTTAACAATCAGACTCTAAGCAGGAAACAGGAAAAAGGAAAACAGAAAATGGCTAATCTTGTCAAAGCAAGCGACCAAGAATATATCAACCAAGTGGCGAACGCTTTCGACGCCTTCGGCGACACGACAGCTTCGTCGAACATCGTCGGCACCCTCCTCAAATTCAACAAGGGCGACTGGCTCCTCGGCCGCGACCAGGAAGAAGTCGAGGAAGGGACGAAATTCGTCGTCCTCATGGACGATATGCAAGTCGGCTGGCAAAAATGGATGGACAGCAAGCCGACTGAGCAGAGGTTCCAAAAGATCACTGACCCGTCCTTCCAGCATGTCTCCCGGAAGGACCTTGACGCTCAAGACGAGTCGGAATGGGAGATCGGCGACGACGGCAAGCCGCGCGATCCGTGGTCGGCGACGTCGTTGGTGTTCCTCAAGAACGTCGGCGATTACGGTGAAGAAGCTACGCTCTACACCCTCCCGGCGAATTCCAAAGGCCTCCTGAAGGCAGTCGGCGAATTGTCGAAGATCTACGCGGCTAAAGTCCGCCAGGATCCTTCTGTCAACCCGATCGTCGAGGTCGGCAGCGACTCGTATATGCATCCGAACAAAGCCTATGGTCGGATCAAGACGCCGACGCTGAAAGTGGTCGATTGGGAGCCGAAGGAAAGCGAAGTGACGACGAAGAAAGTGTCCGCCCCAGTGAAGAAGGCCGAACCGGCGAAAAAGCAATTGGCTCCGCCGGCGAAGAAGGCCCCGGCGCCCGCTAAACGGCGCTAGAACTACGGAACCGACCCGCTGGCGGCCAAAATCGCCAGCGGGAGGCCAATATGCCCTACCTCTCCCTTCGGCCGCCCCGCGTCAAGCAGCGTGAAGCCCTCGAATGGCTCAAGGGGCGCCGGGCTGGCGCGTTGCTTATGGCGATGCGGACGGGAAAAACGAAAGTCGTCGTAGACGATTGGGGCCGCCTCGTCGATCAGGGATTAGTCCGGTCTCTCCTTGTCATCGCGCCGGCCGGCGTCTATAAAACTTGGGAGAAAGCGATCCGGGACGACGCCCCGCCAGATTTCCTCAAGAACGCCACGATCGGCCTCTGGGTGAGCGGAAAAGAACCTCCTGAATTCAAACGCGGCCCGCGCGTCCTCCTGATGAACAGCGAAGCCATCAGCATGACGAAAAAAGCCCGTGAATACGTCCTGTCGTTCCTCCGCGCTGACGTCGGCTATAACATGGTCGCTGTGGACGAGTCCGTCATTATCAAGAATAAAGACTCAGTCGTCGGGAAATTTATGGTCGAAAAGGTCGAACCTTTCGCGTCTTATAAACGGATTTTGACGGGCCTTCTGTCTCCCCGTTCGCCGGTCGACGTCTATAACCAATTCAAATTCCTCGACCGCAAGATCTTTCCTGAGCCTTTCGGGATGTTCCAACACCGTTATTGCAAGATGAAGCATATCGTCCGGATCGCCGATCCTTTAGTTGATATGTATTTCAGGCGGATGTTCGCGAACAAGAAAAACGAGGCTGCCGTCCTTAAGCTCCTCGGGACGAAAGCGCCGACGGTGAAAGAGGCGATGTCGTGGATGACCCGAGATGAGAAAATCGGGCATGTCTTCAGGCTTGGCGGGTGGATGCCAAATGTCCCCGTCACGGAAGGCTTCCAGAACCTCGACGAATTGCATAAACGGATCGCTCCGCATTCTTTCCGCGTCGCTTTAGAGGACTGCGCCGACTTGCCGGCGATCGATTATTCTTTCCGCGACGTGGCGATGACGAAAGACCAAAAATTCTACTATCAAAAAATGAAAAAAGAAGCTTACGCGGAGCTCGAAAGCTTAGGAAGCAGCGTGACTGCGACGCAGGTCATCGTCCAAATCCTCCGCCTTCATCAAATCCTCTGCGGATTTATGACTACAGACGACGGGGATATTTTTCCGATCGTCGAGGATCGGACGGACGAAATCTTGTCAATCCTGGAAGATTACGAAGGGAAAGCCCTCATTTGGTGCGCTTACGACTACGTCGTCCAGCGCGTGTCGAAAGCAGTGGTCCAGCGCTTTGGCGAGAAAAGCCTCGCCCGTTTTTGGGGCGGGAACCTTAAGACACGCGAAGCTGAAGAGCTTTCTTTCCGAACGGATCCTGCTGTGCGTTTCCTTGTCGCGACGCCTGACGCTGGCGGAAAAGGCCGGACGTGGGACGTGGCTGACCTGGCGATCTACCATTCTTGCCGCAATAACCTTGACCACCGTTTGCAATCGGAGGAACGGATCAGGTCGCTGGACAAGACCCGGCAGCTCGCCATCGTCGACCTTCGGTGCCCTGGGACCGTCGAAGAACCGATGATCGAGGCGCTTCGAGCGAAGCAGGACATGGCGAATCTGATTGTCGGAAAAGAATGGAAAAAGTGGCTTTAAGGGGTTTACTTTCTCTTCATGGCGTAATAATGGAAAAGAACGCTCAGGAGAAATCAAATGGCCCATACCTTAACCTGGAAAGAAATTTACCGAGCTTCCAATGAGGCTGGTTTTTTCCACGGTGTTATGGGCGCTGAAGAAAACGCCAGCGACACTATCTACGTCGACAAAGCCGCCGCCCCGGAAGATTTCGACAAAATCGCCCTCGCCTCGCTGGAAGGCTATTTGGCCGAAGGGACGCTCGATAAAAAAGAGCATGACTTCTTCGTTGCTTTGGGGGTCCGTTTTTAACAAGGAGAAAACAGATGTTCAAGATCTATTACGGCATCATTCTCGTTCATTCTTTCAAATCTACTTCCCTTAAAAAGGCGCTTATCCGCGCCCAACAATTCCGGGTCATGAAGACCCACTTGATCACTCCCGGGGGGAAAGAAATTTCCCTCCTTTAATCCCTAAGGGGGTTTACTTCAAAATAAAGATATGACAATAAGAAGGGGAGGAAAATTCTTCCCTTTCTTTTTGGAGCTCGTTATGAACCTCTCGATCCAACAACAGGCCATCGTCGACTGGACCAAGAACGGAAAAGGTTCGGCCTTCGTCGAAGCCGTCGCCGGCGCCGGGAAGACCACGACCCTCCTCGAGCTCCTCTCGGCTACGAAGGGTCCGGTCGCCTTCGCCGCCTACAACAAGGCGATCGCCACGGAAATCAAGGAAAAGGTCGCTAAACTCGGCCTTGGCCCGCGGGTGAACGTCGGGACGTTCCATTCTTTCGGCTTCAACGCCTGGCGGAAAATCCACCCCGACGTGAAGGTGGACGCCCGGGAAAAGGAAAAAAGGACTACGGAGTTCCTCCGTCAATCCAACGCGGCGAACCTTGACGGGTTCGTGAGGAAATTGGCTTCTCTCGCCAAGCAACGAGCCCTTGGCGTCTTCGGATCGACGGCGGACCTTTCTAAGTGGTTCGAGATCGTCGACCATTTCGACCTCGCCTTCGAGATCGAAGACGAAGCCCAAATCGAGCGGGGCGTCAACCTCGCCATCCGCGTCCTCGAGCTCCACGTCCAATGGGCGGATAAGCTCATTGACTTCGACGATATGATCTATATGCCGCTCGTCAGCGGCTGCAAGATGTGGGAAAACGACTGGGTCCTGGTCGACGAGGCCCAGGACACAAACCCGGCCCGCCGGGCGTTGGCCCGTAAAATGCTCCGCCAAGGCGGCCGGGGGGTCTTCGTCGGCGACCGGCATCAGTCCATCTACGGTTTCAGCGGCGCGGACTCGAACGCGATCGACCTCATCGTCAAAGATTTTTCCTGCAAAATCCTCCCGATGACGACGACCTACCGTTGTCCGAAGGCGGTGGTCTCTGCCGCCCAGGCTTTCGTCTCGCACATCGTCGCTGCGGATAGCGCCCCAGAAGGCGTGGTCCGGACGATCCACGCCAACGATTTGCCTACCGAATCTTTGACTGCCGCCGACGCCGTCCTCTGCCGCAACACGAAGCCCCTAGTGGAAATGGCCTATACGTTGATCCGCAAGGGCGTCGCCTGCCACGTGGAAGGCCGGGACATCGGCGCCGGCCTCCTCAAGCTGGTCGATCGGTTCAAGGCTAATTCCCTCCCGAACCTCATCGGAAAGTTGGAAGACTTCGCCGAACGCGAGTCGGAGAAATTGATCGCGAAGGGGAAGGAGACCCAGGCTGAAGCGCTTCTCGACAAGATCGAGACCATCCGGACGATCGCCGCCGGTTCGTCCGACATTTTCCAGTTGAAGTCGAAGATCCAAAACCTTTTCCTCGACGCTGAATTCGAGGCTAAACCGACCCTCACGCTTTCGACGGTCCATCGGTCGAAAGGGCGGGAATGGAACCGGGTTTTCCTGCTAGGACATGACACCTTGATGCCGTCCCGCTACGCCCGGCAAGAGTGGCAAAAGCAGCAAGAAAACAACCTCATCTATGTCGCTTACACGAGGTCGAAGTCCGAGCTCATCCTCGTCGACCTTCCTGCCTCTCCGAAAGGCTAAAGGGTTTACAAAATGAGGGCGGACAGGATATGTTCGCCTTCGGTCTAAGGAAATCCAAATGACGAAAAGGTTAGATCCTAGCGAGCTTCTTCAATTTCGCTGGACACGGGAAATGGACACTATACTTCGGAACCTCGCGGTCGGGAAAAAAACCGCCCAAGAAATCGCTTCCATTTTCAATAAAATGGGCTATCAAAACATCACGCGGTATTCTATCTTAGGACGGAGCCACCGCATGGGACTTCGATTAGATAAATTCTTCTGGACAGCCGAAATGGACGCCTTTTTAAGGAAAGTCGTCGAGGACGGCAAGTCGGCCGCCGAGGCTCTTGTCCTTTTTTATGAAAAAGGACACTCCAGCTTGTCCAGGAACGCTCTTGTGGGCCGGAGCCACCGACTCGGCCTGCGGTTCCATAAAGCGAAAGAACGCAATGTCCCGATCAAGCGCGCTGCGAAGCTAGCGATCGCTGTCGACGAGGTCTCCTTCGACGGCGGCGTCGATTTCGCCAGCCTTCCCGATAAGGCCTGCCGTTTTCCTGTCAGCCCTTTCCACGCGAAAGAACACAAATTCTGCGGAGCTCCTTCCGACGGAAAATCGCGTTATTGCGCAGACCATGCAGCGATCGCTAGGAGGAATTGAGATGGCCCCGCAAAAGATCTACATCGCCGGTCCGATGGGCGGTTTGCCTGATTTGAATTTTCCCGCGTTCCACCAAGCAGCAGAAAAGCTCCGCCGGTGGGGACATTTTGTCTTCAACCCGGCGGAGCACGACCAAGGATCCTATAGAGCGAACCTCCAAATCGACTTATCTTGGATATGCGGTGAAGCTCAGGCGATTTTCATGCTTGCCGGCTGGGAAAAAAGCCCTGGCGCGAGAGCAGAACATGCGTTGGCCGTGGCGTTGGGGCTTGACATTTGGTATGAAATGTTTCTCCTATTGACGCTTGACGAAACTGAAGCCGCTCATCATTTCGTAGGCGAAAAATAAAATGAAACCACTCCCGCGCTACGAAACCGCGACGACGTATCGGCTGTTCGCGTTAGGCCTTTGGATCGGCGCGGCGCGGGAGGACGATTTCACGCGTAAAGTCCTAATCGTCGGCGGTTTCGTCTTCGTAATTTGGGCGCTGATACTCGTCTTGAGAGAGGAAAAGGGACCATGAACACATATTGGGTCTTGATAATCATCATTCATGGTTGGGGCGCGGGGACCGGCTCGAACGGAAACGCAATCGGGTCAGTGGACTTCATACTGAGAGAAGATTGCGAAGCTGCCCGCGCGGCGATCGCCGAGAAAATTGGAGAAGACTCATTTTCTGTCTGCGTGAAGAAATGAGCCAGCAACAGGAGGCGCGTGATGGCGACGAAGACGATCTGCATAGCCGGGGACTTTTAGGAGACGACGATGGCGAGAAAAGAAAAAATCCGCGCCGGAGCCATGGCCCTCGGCTTGCTGCTCTCCGGGGCGGCGTTGGGGCAGGGCGTAGTTTTGTCGCCCAACAGCACTTCGCAAGGCATCGCGACGAACCTCGTACTTCCCATTTGTCCGAAGGATCGAGCGCTCGTCACTATACCTGGGACGACGACGATGTTCATGTGCGCGAAAGACCTGACGAGCGCCTATCGTTGTTGGGTTCCGAATCAATGTCAGAGCATCGACGGTTCGACTAACTGGACCTGTGAGTGTCAGCCATGAGCAAAGATCGCATCGAAGAAATCCGCGCCCGGCTTGAGGCGGCGACGCCGAAAGCATCGCAAGAGAGAGCCGATTTGTTTTGGCTGTTGGAGCGGGTGGAGGAACTGACGGAAAGCCGCGACAATTTTCGCACCGGGCAAGAGGTCGTTTACGAGGAACTGACCGCGCTCAGCGCCGAACGTGACAGGCTGGCGGGGGAGTTGGTGAAGATCAACGACAAGCGCGCGCCTGTGCAAGGCTACTCTCCCGGCATCCCGTGGGAAATGCACCTTCGCGCATATGACGCCTACAGCAAGAAATACGGCAGACAAGATGCGTTGATCGACCTTGAAGGCCGCAACTGCCGTGGAGGTTTTGGTTGCACTGAACTGGATATGTTCGTGCCCGGCTGGCGTGAGGAGCTTTCCGAACGAACGAAGCTAATCACCGAACGCGATGAAGCTCTCGCGCGCATTGCCCGCATCGCCGCCGAAACGAAAGAGCGGTGCGCGAAGGTGTTGGATCGTCGCGCCGCTTACGCTTTTTCAAACTGTGACCACATGGGCATGACTGATCCAGAAACGGGCGTTGGTGAGTGCAGCCTAGCGGCTCGTGGGCAAGACTGTCTCTGTCAAGAGCGGTTTGAGGAAGCGGAAAGTCTCGCCGCCGCAATTCGCGCGATGGGGGAGTGAGGGGTATGACGTTAGTTCCGACCGAGGCCGACAAAAGGCTTGATGCCATTGTCACCGAAATGAACGCCACCATCGCCACCCTCCGCGAGGAAAACGCGCGGCTGGCGGAAGTTGCCGAGGGTTACCGGCGATCAGCCGTCGAATTGCAGAACGAAAAGACCGAACGGATTTTTGACCGCGCCCGCATCGCCGCCGAGACGAAAGAGCGGTGCGCGAAGATAGCTCTGTGGGGCGAAGGGCCTATCAAAATCGCCGCCGCAATCCGAAACATGAAGGAGTGAGAGATATGACGCAAACCGCTGCGACTGATTTTGGCCGGTTTGAAATAGATCAATTGCGAGCCGCCAACACCTCCCTCCGCGAGGAAAATGCGAGACTGATCGCAGCGTGTGATGCGTTGTTCCATTCCTATGCAGTGCCGCTTGAAAAGAGCGACAACGACAAAGCACTTCTGCGCTTTGCTGACGCCGTTAGGCCAATCGTTTATGCCGATGGAAAGGCAACGTTAATCCGCGCCCGCCGCCAATTCGAGGAAAACGCGCGGCTGGCGAAGCGAGAAAGGGAACTTAAGCGGCTGCTCGACCGATCAATCGCTATGACCAACGATTATCAAGTCCGTTTTGAAACCGAATGGGGCAAAGCGAACCGACCCCAATTTGCCGAACATGGGATGCCGCCGTTTATCCTAGCGCTGAACCACGAAGCGCAGGAAATTCGTCGCGCCCGCGCAGCGCTAGGGGAGGGATGAGGGATGAGATTGTCCGACCTTGAACCAAGATGGATTACGGGCAAACGCAGCGACGCGCTGGAAGCAAAAGGAAAGCGCGGGGACGTTGGCTTATCGTTCCTGTGTCCGCATTGCCGCGAAGTGCGCCTAGCGGTTCCCTTCGCCCCTCCTATTGATGAAGGTATTCTCTGGCTTTGGGCCGGGTGGGACAATCAATTCAAGGGGCGTCCGATTTGGACGCGGACGGGAGAAACCTTCGACACAATCACACTCACCCCATCAATAGACGTAAGCGCGAGTGGTCATTGGCACGGCTTCATTCAAGGCGGGGATGTAACATGATCGCACTCTCCAAAATCAAGGCGCTGATCACGGAGGCGAACGAAGCGGCTTCCGACCTTCGTCGCGCCCGCGCTGCGCTAGAGGAGTGAGGATATGGCACCCGACATGACGCCGACAGAAAAACCGGAAGTCAACAAATTCACCAACTGCGAAGCGGCCAGCGCGCCGGAAATTGAACTTGCCGCCCTCCGCGAGGAAAATGCGCGGCTGCGGGCAGATTTAGACAAGTGCATCGACGCAATGCGTGTGGCACAGACAATGCTTAGTTATGCGAACCAAGACATTGTTCCTCCTGCTGTTGCATCGAGCAACAAAAACGCAGCATGGCATGAGCTTTTCAAGGCATTGAATGACGTTGCGCCGCCAATGGCCCGCGCCCGCGCTGCGCTAGGGGAGGGGTGAGGGATATGGTCTGCGCTCTTTGGTTCGTGTTCGCTATCATCTGCGTGTTTGTGATCGGCAATTACGGGAGGTATTTTTGACAATCCCCTCATTCCTCGTCTGGCATTGCTCGGGTTGTGACGCACCCGCCGAAGGGAATAAAAAGCCTTGCAAATGCGCCACGAACGTAGGCTTTCGCAAAGGGCCTAACGGGCAGTTGGAGCATACGACGTGGGATGACCCGCCGAGCGAGCAGGGCGCCACCATCACCGCTCTCCGCGAGGAAAATGCGCGGCTGATTGTAGCGTGTGATGCGTTGTTCCATTCCTATGCAGTGCCCCTCGAAAAGAGCGACAACGACAAGGCGCTTGTGCGCTTTGCAGACGCCGTTCGTCCAATCGTCTACGCGGACGGGAAAGCTACGCCGATGCGCGCCCGCGTTGCGCTAGGGGAGGGATGAGGGATGAAACGAGAGACACTGAAAACTATCGCCAAAGAGACAGATATCGCGCTTTCAGTCTTGCACGACATGGTTAGCCGGTTGTCGATTTCGAGCGAACCAGGCAAATCGCTTTTGCTCATTATCGCGCTTCTAGAAGAACGCCAGTTTGCCCAAAAAGAGGCGTTGGACCTTACACGCGAGGACGGCGACGATGACTGACAAATCATCCCTCGCCTAAATCAAGGCGCTGATTGTGGAGGCGCAGGCAACGCAAAGGAAAAAGCGGCTGGCCGGTCGTGTATGGCGCCTCGAAGCCCTCCGCGAATGCGAGGCGATTGTGAGCGCGGAAGGGAAGCATGATCCTGTGTCTGAACAAAACAAAGCTGCGGCACGATGGGCAAGCGTCGCCCCTGACGAAATTGGGTGATAGGCATGAAGAAGCTGACTAAGGCGCAATCGTTGGCGCTCACCAAGCTTGTGCAACACGGAGGCACCGGCGTCATGCTCAAAAACGGGTGCGTCCTCGCTGGCGGGGAAGTGCTTCGCGCGGGTGACGATCCCGGCGATGATGACCCTAAGGATAAATTTCAGCGTTCGACATGGGTGGCGCTTGCTCTCGCAGGAGCGGTGACGATCTTCAGAGGGCGCGTGAATGTGAAGGAGCCCGACCATGAAAAAGCTTAGCGATAGGTTTGAGGTTGCATTGAAGTTGACACGCAGCGATGCTGAGAAAGCTATCATAGGCCTTGTTCAAAGTCATTTCATCGACATCCTCGCCGCACTCCGCGCCCATGAAGCGGAGCCGACGTTGCTGGTCAATGACGAAATCGGGGTCATATCATTCCAGACCGAGGATTGCCCTATCGTCGCAAAGCCGCTGTTCCCCGGCGTCCATCATTACATTGATAAACTGCGCGCGTTCGACGGGAGGCTTGTCGGGGTGCAGTTTTGGGCCAGATCAAAATCGCCTCCTGCCCGCCCCCTTCCCCCACCGCCAAAGGAGTGAGACATGAAAGCCTTACGCATCGCTTGGGCAGTTTTAACGACCGGGGGCTTCGCGCTCA